GCCCTGAGAATTATGTCCTCCTGGATCACGGCCGGCGGGATCACCGAAAACGCGTCCGGAAGGTCCACCTCGTGCTTTGCGTAGCCCACGGCCGGGGTGATGTTGAGCGTGTCCCCGGCGCCCTTGGTCACCACGCCCCCGGACACCAGGGCGGGAAGCGTCTGGCCCATGTCGGCCAGGATCTTTCCGACCAGGTTCCGCAGGTAGTGGAAGTCCCTCCCCAGGTCCTGGCTGTAGTATCTGTCCCCCAGTGCCAGGGGAAGGTTCGGGGATCCCCCGTCGTACTCTTGGTTGTGGTGCTTTATGGCCATGTGCTCCTCCTCATATCCTCACGTACTCTATGAATTGCCCGGCGACGTTCACGTAGCCCAGGATCACCCGAATGTAGGCGGGAACGACGTCGGTCTCCAGCTCCTGGACCATGTTCTCCACCTCCTGGGCAGTAAGGGAATCGTTGTCCACGTCGATGTAGATGTTGCCGGCGATCTCCACCTCGTCCCCGGCCCCTATCAGGGCTATACCGAGGTCGTCGTCTATCCCGTCCGCGCCGAGGGAAGCCCAGTAGTAGGCCGGCGGGGTGAGGCCGTCCCCGACCAGGATCCAGTCGTCCCCGGAGAACCCCTTGAGAATCTGCGCGTCCCCTCCCGCTATGGCGTCTATCTTCGGCTTCGCGTCCTCCTGCCACAGCCCCCGGCTCTTGTGCCCCCTGACGGCGAAGCCAATCTTTTGCCTTTTTTCCCTCTCGGTCTCGTACCCCTTGAAGCCGGCCTGGAACATGAAGCCCAGCTCTTCCAGGGCCGCCTCCTGCGCCCTGGCGGGGTCGTAGAGGTGCTGCAACTCCTTCGTCTCGCTTCCCCACGCCCCGATGAGCTCGTCCATTTTGCCGGTGAGTGCCAGGAGGTCGGGCGACGGGTTGTCGCGGAAAATCTTCGGCACGTAGTCCACGAACGGCGCGGGCAGCCCGCTCTGCGGCTTGTAGGTCGAGGGAATGGGGGCTATGCCGATCCAGCCAGTCGTGGCCAAAAGCAGCTCGTCGACGTAGACCTTGAGCCCCTCCGTTATGTTGACACCCATGACGTCCCACTTTCCGAAATGGATGTTGTCGACCTCCGTCGGGGAGTTGGGGCTGTAGCTTCCCAGCAGTTGCCCGTTGACCCTCCATTCGAGCGAGCTCGATCCGGCCGCGCCTTTCTTGTAGTGGAGCTCCAGGTAGTGCTCGGCGTTCAGCGAAAACCCCGTGGCGTCGTCGACGCCGCCCGTGTTGGGATCGTAGTAGTTCCAGCCGACCGGCTCCCCCCCTGCCGGCCAGTTTATCCCGATCGTCTGGAGGATGCTTCCGCCGGAGCTTCTCAGCATGAGAATCGGCCAGCCGGCGGAGGTGCTGCAGTACAAGGAGGCGAGCAGCACTAAATGGAACCGGGCGTAGACCTCGAAGTAGGGGCCGTTGGGGAGAACTTTCAGGGCCAGGGCCCCCCACGAGCCCGCCCCCGCGACAATTTCGTACCCGAAGACGCCGCGGATCGCCGCTTCGGCCCGGAGGCGAAACTTTCCGTTGCCCGACTGCTGGACCGAGTCGAAATCCCAGGGGATAATGTCGGGGATTCCTTCGCCGTCGGCCTTAAATATTTCTGCCATCGGTTTCTACGGTATCTCCGAAAGATTCAGGGTCCCCACGGCCGTGATCTCGTCCGCCGCCAGGACTATCGGAAACGAGGGCGCGGTTATGGTGGTGTAGTCCACGCCGAACACGAAGACGTCTATATAGCCCAGGGCGTCGGATTCCTGCCTGTCCTTCCCGAAGTCGGCGCTGTCCAGGTTCGCCACCAGCCTTTCGACCTGGGTATAGTCGGCGGCGTCGAAGCTCGCCGAAAAAATCGAGTTGATCTTTTCCACGGCCCCCTCGATCCCCCCGCTTTCGTAGGCGGTCGCGATCTCGAACCCGGACTCGGAGAGGAACAGCTGCCAGGCGAGCTCGAAGTAGGGCTCCACGTTCGCGTAGGTGTACCCCTCCTTGACCTTCGCCGCGGAGGTGACGTTCACCGGCGTTATCGTGGCGGCGAGAAAGCGCGCGTCTATGGACTCCAGGATGCTCCTGTCTATCAGGTACGCCTCGATCGCGGCCCTCAGGGCCGGGGACGGGTTGCCTCCCCCGGTGGCCACCCCGACGACCTTGCAGCTCAGGGGGCCGTACTCGTTGCGGGCCACGCTCACGAGGGAAACCCCCCCGTAGGCCAGGGCCAGCGCCTCCCCGTCCTCCGAGGTGACAAAGCGGTTCCTGGCCTTGAGCAGCAGGGGGGCCAGCCTCTTGGACACCTCCATGTTCTCCTCGTCGGCTCCGCCCGTCAACGCCGACGGGTTGGACACCCCGTCTATGTCGGAGTCGGTGCCGGCGTAGATATTCACCTGGCCCACCACGGAAACGTTGCTGTCGTCGCCGCCCCCGGTGGCGTAGGAGACGTACACGCTGAAAGCCTCCGGAATCTTGCCGTAGGTTCCGTTGCCGAACTGGAGAAGCGCCGAACCGTCGCTGAGAAATACCAGCTTGAAGTCCTTATCATTCGGCAGGGAGTCCACCCAGAAGTCGATTCTTGTCCACGCCTCGGAGTTGACCACCACGGCGATGGTGGCCTCCAGTATCCCCTTGTGCGCGAGCGCGAACTCCAGCCAGAGGGACTGGCCGTCGGAGTCGCCGGCCACGTACTGGTCCACGGTCTCCTGCTGGTAGACGGTTTTCCGGAAGGAGAAGAGCGTTATCGTGTGCGTGCCCGTGCCCTGGGAGGTGATGTCTATGTAGGCCCCGGCGTAGGCGTACTCGAGGGATTCGGCGAAGCGGATCTCCGTCGCGCTCAGCCTTATCACCCAGTAGTCGGTCGCCAGCGCCAGGCCCCCGGGCAGGGTCCCGGAGCTCGTCAGTCTCACCAGCTCCCCGGTCAGGAAGTCCCTCGCCAGGTTCGTGAACTTGTCGCTCGCTATGTCCACGTCGGCCGCCGCCTCCGTGTCGGTCACCTCGCCGACCACCTCCTGGCTTCTTGCCTCGAACCTCTTGGCGGAAATTGCCAGGGAGCCCTGGGTTGTCGCGGCCAGGTCCCCCTGGGAAATCGTCACGGGAAAGGACACGCCGCGGTCGAGATAGAACAGTATCTCGCCGCTGGAGGGGGAGCGCCCGGCCGGGAAATAGTCCAGCAGGGCGACGAGGTCCGTGACCGCCCGGCGGGTGAAGGAGGTGCGCAGATAGGCGTTGTTCGCCCCGGCGTTGTTCCACATGGACAGCACGTCCCCGACTCCGGCGACGCACCGCTTCCACCAGGCCGGCTTGTCCTTCAGCAGCAAATCCGAGTTTATGTCGCCGAGTATGGAGTTGTAGGTCCTCGAGGTGTACTGGATCGGGTTTCCTGCCATTCTATCCTCCGGGGCGGAGCGTCCCCGCCCTTATGGTCCTGGCGTTCTTGTAGCTCGCGTAGGGGATGTACTGGAGCCTCACCTCGACCTCGCCCCTGGCGGGGGACTCCACGGATATGGTCGACTGGCTGGCGGCGGCCCTCCGGTCGCGGGTGCCGCTCGTGCCGTCCCCGACCTCCTGGTTTCTCCTCGAAATCCACTCCACCACGGCGAACCTGAGCTCTATCTGCATCGCCAGGCTCTCGGGAAAGTTTTCGTAGGATGGCACCCCCGCGCCGAAATCCCTGTGGTAGAGCATGCTCCTTTTCGGCTGCATGAGCCCCTGCAGCAGGTCGGAGTCTATCTCGAACAGCAGGTCCAGCTGCCCGTAGTAAAAAAAGGCGTCGATGTGCGAAAGCTGCCCGAACATCACTCCCCCTTGATCTCTTCGCTCAGCAGCCCAGAGGGCTGGGACGTCGAGGTCTGCGGAATCCCGCTCACCCCTCCCCCGGTTGTCACCCCGAGGTGCACGTGCGCGTTGAGCCAGGTCACCAGGCTTGAGAGAAACGAGTCGAGGTCGCCGCCCCTGACAAAGGCCTGGGTACCCCCGGCTATCCTGAGAACCTTGCCGTCCGCGTCGTAGACGATCCTCATGCTACCAACCGCGTCGGAGAAGATCACCCTCGTGCGCGGCCCTTCGTACCCCGGCACCTCGGACCCCTTCATTTCCGCCATCTTCCCTATGTACACGGCCCGTGCCGGGTCGCCCGCCATGAAGTAGACCTCCACGTACTCGCCCAGCTCCGGGGTCACCTGCCCGCCGCGGTGCCTCGGCCAGGCCCAGGGGCCCTCGTCCTCGCTCGAGTGGCCGAGCTCCGCTATCGCCACCAGAACCCTGCCCCTCCCGAGCGGGTCCTTGTTGTCCAGGACCTTGCCGGAGTAGTGCCGGAGGAACCTGGTTTCATTCCGCACTATCTCCTCTATGATGCCCAGCTCGGTGCGGGAAATGTCCATTAAAGCAGCCCCTCCCCGGTCGGCGTTATGGAGAACGCGTCGACGACCTGGATGCCCCCCGTGTAGCCCTCCGGCCCTATCTTGTGCGACACCCGCCGCATGTAAAATTTCGTGTTGGCGTTCCCTATCTGGTCCGGGAACCCGTTGCCGAAGGTCGCCTCGTTGGAGATCGCGTGCAGTGGGCTGCCGAGCACCCGCAGGTTGACGGTGTATCCGAGCCCCTGCGGGGCGGTGTAGCTCTCGATTTCCACGAAGAACCTTTTCACCTTCTCGAAGCTCTCCACGGCGAGGTACTCCCGGACGAACCGCACCTTCTCCTCGAAGCCGCCCTCCAGGCCCCTCCTCTCCAGCTCCGCGCTTATCTTCTCCGGGGCCAGGCGCCAGCCCACGACCCGGTCGTCCTCCACCACGTAGCGGATGAAGCGGGGCTGGCCGTCCACGAAGCTTATCCGGACGTTGTCGCCCAGCCCGCTCTCGCCGTTGTGGTTCACCCAGTCGTAGCTGATGACGTTGCTCACGGTCCCCCCGTAGTCGAAGAAGTTGCCCGTTCCCGAGCCGCCCGTCACCCACCTGTTGAACGGGCTGGAAACGATAAGGCCGGGGTCCACGAACATGGCCGCCAGGGAGCCGTCCGGCATGTAGCCGATCTTGAAGGACACCCTCATTTCCCTGCCGAGCCTGGCCAGAAACTTGAACGCGCTCTCCCACCGCGGCAGCTCCCTCCCCCCGGAAAGCGGGTCGCTGGCCGCCGAGAAGCGGACGTCCCTCTTTACTATGCCGAGCTCGTCCATGACCTCCCTGATCACCCCGCCCTTGGAGCCGCCCCTGTAGACCTTCCTCTTCTCCTCGCCCCTCTGGTCCAGGGCGGTGAAGCTGCACTTGTAGGTCGTCACCCCCTTCTGGTCCCCCCCGCCGGCGGGGCTCGTCACGAAAACGAGCAGCCCGCGGCGCTCCAGGGTGCCGGTCATCTCGTCGACGTTGAACTCCCTGCCCAGCGCGCTCTCCAGGGATAAATCGCCCTTAACGTACCCCCAGGTTATGGACAGCCTCGCGCCGACCCGCAGGAGCCTCGAGTGCACGTTGTTGGGGTCCCTCAGCATCAAGGAGCCGGAGTCCAGCTTGTCGAGCTCCTCGACCACCTCCAGGGACATGACGTCCGCGCTCAGGGACTCCCCCAGGCCCAGGTCCGGGGATTCCACGGTGAAGAACGAGGAGTCCTTGTTCGCCAGGCCCATGCTCACAGCGGTATCTCCAAAGTCTTGAGCTTCCCCAGGTCGAACCCCGCGTCGACTATCCTCTCCCTGTTGTGGTCGAATATCTTGTGGGCCATGGATTCGCCGCCCCGCCCGTAGACGTCGTCCTGGCTCGCTATTTCGTCAAGCCACTGCCTCCCGGCAAGGTCTATGGAAAACCACGCCCGCTGACCCTTCGGCTCGCGCATGTCCTTGACCGCCACCGATCGGCCGGCGCTGTTCGTGAAGCTCACGGTCTCGACGTCGATGTACCTCAATAAGGCCTCCCCACGAACAGGCTCCTCGCCTGTGAATAGCCGGGAATGAACTGCCCGGCGAGCATGGCGAAGCGCCGGAACTCCTCCTCCGCCTTGTAGAGCGGGTGCGTCTCGTCAAGCAGGAGCTCTATGTCTATGTCGCTGTACTGCGGATAGCCGCGCTGGTTGACCCAGTGGCGGCGGTTGACCGCCTGGACCCTTGCCACCCAGTACACGAGCGGCACCTGGCTGCCGGTCCCCCAGTAGTACAGCACCTTCGGGGTGGGGGAGAACTGCCCCGTCCTTTTCAGCCTCCTGCCGAGCCTTCCGGAGGCCTGGTTTCTCAGGGCGAGGTACTGCTGGAGCAGCAGGATGTTTCCGATCGTGTTGTTCCGCTTGATCAGCGGAATGGTGAAGCTCACCTTCTGGTTGCCGCCCCCGGCCGGGTTGATCGGCGCGTAGTTGAGACCCGGGATCGGGGTCTCGGCCAGTATTATGTCCTTGGAGCTCGTTATGTCGCCGGGAACGAACGGCGAGGTTATGAGCTGCCTGTTGCTCAGGTCGTACAGGAACCACGGAATGTTGCCCTGGAAATCCGGAATCTGCAGGCCCACCTTAGCCCCCCGCCCTCACCATGTCGTCCATTATCTTTTCGCGGAGCCCCTGCGCCACGCCCTCCCCGAAAAGCCTGCCGGCGGCCTCCGCGCTCCCCTCCGTCACGCTCACGGAAATGTTGTTCGTTACCTGGATCTTGGCGCCCCCGAAGGGAAGCTGCGTTCCCCTCGCCGCGAATATGGTGTCCTCCGGGTGCGTCTCCACCACCTGGCCCCTCTTGGTGATGATCACGTCCCGCACGGTCTTTGGAGGGCCGAAGCCGAACTCCGCCCCCTTGAAGCCTTCCTTGTATGCCTCGAAGGTGCTCCTCAGCCAGCCCAGGAAGCCCCCGCCGCGGCTCTCGACCTCCTTCTTGAACTCCTCCTCGGCCTCCCTGCCCCACTCCGGGCGCTCCTCCCCCCGGAAAAGCCAGCCCCAGGTCTGCTGGAACCTCTCGGATTCGAGGCCCTCCCTTATCCTCTCGATCATGTCGGCGATCCACTCCAGGGCCGCCGCTATGCCTTCCAGGGTCTTGACCACGATCCTGCCGACGGTTCCGCCCAGCATCTCGAAAAAGTCCTCGTACCCCTTGAAATCCGTCCCGAATATCGCCGCGGCTATCCTCCGGAAGGCCTCCCCGATCTTTTCCAGCGGCTCCCCTATGCCGGCCAGGCCGTCTATGAACCCCCTGAGAAACGCCCCGCTAAGGCGGGTGACCATCTTGACTATTTCGCCCACCGCCTCGGCAACCGGCCGCAGCAGCTCGCCTATAAAAATTGCGGCCAGGGACACCTTGAAAAGGAAAAGGTTCATGCGCCGCTCGAACTCTCCCAGGTCCCCGAATATCGCGGCGCCCACCTGCCTGGCGATTTTCAGGAACTGCCGTATTATGGTCATTCCGGCGCGGAACACCCCGACGAGAATATGGCCCCACCTCGTGAAGGCCGTGCGGTGTTCCCGCACCCAGTCGAGCATCCTCTGGAGCAGCGGCATTATCTCGCGCCTCAGCGGGAAGAGCAGGTTCTTGAGGAATATTCCCTTGGCTATGCCGAAGGCCTGCCCGACTTCGGGCATTCCCCGCAGGACGTTCCGGACGGCCAGGAACCCCGCCGCCAGGGCCCCCACCTTCGCGAGCACCTTGCCCATGCCGGCGCTCACCCCCTGGGCTATCTTCTTGGCGCTGGTCTGCATGGAGTCCATGCCCCTGGTCACCTTCCGCATGCCGTTCTGGAAGGGCTTCTCGTCGAACGTGAACGTTACGTCTCTTTCAGGCATTGCCTTTCGCCTTCCTTAGCAAGCTCTCCGCCTCGCGGACCACGGTTTCGTAGTCGGGCCACGGGCACCGCTCCAGGTATTCCGGACCGATCGCGCCCCACGTCGCCTGCGCCACGGCCATGGCCTCCCTGAGCAGCACCCCGCGGCTGAAGTCCAGGTATCGGATGCTTTGGAAAAGCCAGTGCTCTCCCGGATCCCTGGCTAAACGGAGGGGAGAGCGGAGGCGAAAAAATTGGAGGTGTTGACCTCCGCCTCCCACTTCTTGCCGCAGGAGGGGCACGTTTTCGGGATGGTGTCCTTCATGCCGTACCGCTCCATTTCCCGGCCGATTCCTCCGAGGCCGCCGGGGCCGACCTTCATTTTCTCGAAAGTGAACATGCCGTACTCCCCCCGCCATTTCGTGGACACCTCCTCGCCGTTCACCTTCCTGGTCGCCTCGATGTAGATCGCGAACTGCCTCCGCATCCGGTCGGACGCGCCGTATTTCCCGTAGGAGCTCATGGCGTGTCCGAGGGTGGGCCAGCTCATTTCTATCTCGCTGGCGCTGTACACGGCCTCGCCCGAGGACTTGTCCTTCATGGTGACCGGCTTCGCCAGGGAGACGGAAAAGGCCTCTTCCCGCTTCCCGTCCATGTAGGCCACTCCGATGTCGGATATCTGGTCCCTCGAGTCGCTGTCCTCGGACCTATATTCGGCAACCTGCCTTTTGCCGCACCTCGGACAGTCGTACACCCCCTCTATGCCCTCGTCGGCGTCTATCAGGAGCATGGCCCGGATCGCCAGGAGCTCCGCGCTCCTGATCGGGATGTGCTTCACCATGGCCCGGGCCTGGTCGCCCTCCATGCCGTCGCCCCCCTCCTCGCGAAGGAACTCCACGCACCCGCGGAGAAACTCGTGGATCGCCTGGAAGTAGTTGCCCTCGTCGAGGGCGCGCCGCGTGTCGGCCAGCGTCCCGGCGTCGGGAACCACCAGGTCGACCTCGCCGTAGGCCTTCCCCCCGCTGAAGACCGGAATGGGAATCCTTACGGTCACGTCGCCGGCCCCACGTTCTTGACGTCCCAGGGCACGAGCCGGACCGTCACCTGCGCGTACACCGGATTTTGCGCGTCGTAGGCCGGCTTGCTCTTTGCGCTGAGCTCGCAGCGCGGCATGATGTCCCTGTCGAACTCCGCCCCGTGGGAGTCTGTGCGGATCACCGTCACGTCGTGCAGCTCCCTCCTGGTGAACCAATCCTCCAGGGCCTGTCTCGTCACGCTGCCCCTGGAAAGCTTGTAGGTCGCTTCCACGGTCGGGATGGTGATCACCCCGTTCGTGATCTTCCGGACCTTGCCGAACTCCGGAACCTCCAGCTCCCCCTGTTCCATCGGAACCTCTGCGAAGTTGACGAGCCCCTGGAGCTCCTCCCCGTCCACGAGCAGACGGACCTTTTCGCCCATGTCTCCCTTCTGCATTTTCGCCTCCCGCTATCTCAGAAGAATGCCGACCCTCAGGCGTATCGTCCCCGCCGGGGTCGGGAAAGTGAAGTACACGTCTATGTACCGCTCGCCCGCGTTGATCGTGGCCTGGGTGTTGTTGGTCTCGTTCGCCACGACCTCGTAGTGCGCCTCTTCGGGCGCCGGGTTTCCCTCCTCGTCGAAGCCCTGCCCGAAGGTCTCCCCCGTGCGGGCCGAGCCGGTGTTCCCGTTTTCCCAGAGGTTGTGCATGAACCTCTGCAGGGCCGAGCCGTCCTCCCTGATCCTCTCTATGCTGTTGGGCGTGTTCTCGGAGATCTGGAGGCTGTCGGTTCCGCTGATCTTGATGTACTCCCTCATTAGCGGGCCGTTGGCGAACTGGTAGGCCTGGTCCTGGGACGGCGTGAAAAAGTTTCTCGCCACCACGCCGATCCCGGCGAGCTCCTGGATCACGTTCACGCCGTGGCGCGCGAGGTCGGTCCTGTCCCCGTCGTCCAGGAACTGCTCCCCCACGACGCTGTTGGCCCCGTAGATCGGGGTACTTCTCAGGCTCGGGATGAAGTGTATGCCGAGCTGTGCTATGACGCGGACCCACAGGCCGGCTATGTGGCCCACGCACGGGACCGCGCGGTCCGGCGCGATCGGGCTCACGGTGAACGGGTCCGAGACCCCGAGCCAGTTCGCCATTATCACGCCGAGCACGTCGTCGGACCTCTGAAAGGATGCCCCTATGGTCAACAGCTGCGCCTTGGACTGGTCGCTCTGGACGTTGTACAGCCACTTCGGGTTGTCCCAGCGGCCCTTGCAGTAGGTCTCCCCGGCCTTCTGCACCGCCTCCAGGGTCGTGTCCGCGTTGGCGACGATCCGCACGGGAAGGTTGTCGAGCCTGGTGAGGGTCCTGGCCCAGTGCGCGGCGGTCGTCGGCGCGGTGCCGTCGTCCCCGCTGGCGAGGTAGGCCACCGTCGACACCTCGACCGGGATCGTTTCCTCGGGCGAGTTCGTGCTCGAGAGGTCGGAGGTCTTGAGGAACCTGTTGCTGGCGTGCACGTTCTGGACGTAGAAGTCGGACACCCCCGGCTCCATCGTGCACCACACCAGGCCCAGTTCGGACTCCACCTCCGTCACTATGCCCGTCGCGCTCTTGCGGAACGTCCTGAGCCTGAACCCGAGGACGAGAACCGGGTCGTCGACGACGCCGGCCTCTGCCCCCCAGACCGCGTCCGTCCACGTGACGTAGCCCGTCGCCTCGTCGATCGCGGTGATCTTGTGGTACTCGTCGTAGGCCGTGCCGTTGAAGTGCACCACGTCCCCGACCTTTATTCCGGCCACCGAGTCGACCTTCGCCGTGTACGCGCCGGCGGACACAGCCTCGGCCAGCTCGGTCGCGAACCTGGAGCCGTTCGTCACCATGTAGCCGGTCCTGTTTCCGCTCACCCCGTACTCGAGCTCCTCCTGGTAGGCGGCCTCGAGCTTGAGCGTCGGCTGCGGGGAGCTCCCCTGGTCATCCAGGCTCACGGTCGCGACCGCCGCGTCTATGGCCCCGGAGTCGAGGCCCACGTGGGACACGATGTACAGGGTCGCCGCCGCCCCGGCCAGGTTCTGGAAGAACCCGTTCACGGCGTCCCAGCCGTAGAAGGCCGAAATCGCGTGGTCGCCGAAAATGGCTATCGCGTCGGCCGGGTCCCGGACCGCGAACGCCTTGTCGAACTTCCGCTCGAACCGCCCTATGATGGCCGCTATCTGGAAGTCGGCCGGCAGCACGGCGCGTCCCCGCTTGGGCGGAAGGTTCTCCCCCCTCACCCCGAGTATTTTTATGTTAGCCGGTGACACTTTACACCTCCCTGACCGTGAACAGTTTGCGCACGGGGCTCTCCGCGAAGTCCCTGTGCTTGACCACTCGCTCCGGCACCTCCGCGGTCCCGTTGGGGCCGAAGAAGTACACGTCGCGCCCTATGTGCAGCTCGAAGCTCCTGTTGTGCCGGAACACGAGCAGGTACCTGCCCCCCTTCCTGGGGGCCGGCTTCCGCTCCTGGGCCGGTCTTTTTAGCTCGTTCTTATCGTTGCCCCGAGGGTCGTCTGCGTCGCTTTCGAAAGTTTTCTTGGAGTCCATATCTCCTCCTTGGCCTCCACGTCCACGTAGTACTGGACGCGGTAGATTTCCTCCGCCCCCTCCACCGGCTCCGGCTCCACGGGGGCGTCGTCGTACAATATATCATGGGGGCGCCCGTTGATGTACACCACGTTCCATGACAGCGCCCGCCTTATTGCCCTGGACATTTTGGCGACGAGCTCGTGGTGCCTGGCCACGGCGTCGATGGCCACGCGCCAGGAGCTTATCTTGCCCTCCGCCGCGAACGTGAACTCGGAGCCGTCCCAGTGCAGCAGCCTCTCGGTCCTTGTGTCGCCCCTAAGCACCGGCACGGGGGCCAGGCCCCAAAGCACCACCCCGGGAAGGAGAATCTCGGTCTCCCACCTCCCGAAGCTCACGGGCAGCAGAAGCGTCACGTCCGCCGCGGAGTAGGAGTTGAGCAGCGCGGGGCCGTCGAACAGGTGCCCCAGCCCGAAGCTCCCGCTTCCCTCCCGCTCCAGGTTGTGCGTCTCGGAGTTGCCCCCCCCGCTTACCTTCACCACGGCGTACCGCTCCACGAATCCGGGCGAGTCCAGGTCGACGGTCTTGTCGCCGGCGGAGCCGGAAAAGGTTCCCGAGGCCACGGCCACGCCCTCGCCGTACAGCTCCTGCAGGGCGAGCTCCAGGGAGACTTTCAGCCCCTCGAAAATGTCCCTGGGGGCCTCCGCCTTGTAGGCCACGGCGTTGGACAGCACCACCCAGTCGGAGTCGCCGTGCAGCGCCGTCAGCCTGATCCTCTCGGCCGTGGAGATCCCGGAGATGTCCAGGGTCGCATCGCTCAGGGTCCCCCAGACCGGCAGCCAGAACGCCTTGCCCGCCCCGAGGTCCAGCTTGTACTCGAAGTCGCCCACGGCCCGGAACGGCCCCCTGCCCTTCCGGAAGGACTTCATGCTCACCGCCAGGCGGTCGTAGCTGGACAGGTCCTTCGCCTGGGAGAACACCCTCTCGGCGTACTCCCCGGAGCTTCCGGCCGGAAACCCGACCAGCACGGACTTGGAAAGGTCGAGGGCGGCCACCAGGTCCTTGCTCTCCACGTCGGCAACCGTCACGCTGCCGGAGGTCGCCAGGGCCGTGCTGTCGTCGAAGGGCTCGATTCTCTCGTTCATAGCAAGTCGTCCCAGTCGTCCCAGCCGGGGGCCCTCCGGGACACCCGGTCTATAAGGTCCTCCCTCGAGGTGTTGATGTATTTGACGATCGCTCTCTTGACCTCGCTCGCCGACGGCTCCATGTTGCGAATCCACAGCATCATGCTCCTGTACGCGTTGGCGAAGGCGGCTCTCGGCGGAATCCTGATGAGCTTCCCTCCCCTCATCCGTATCACGGTCCCGTACTCGTGCACGATGAACAGGTGCCGCAGCTGCAGCTCGGATTCGTGGTGCTTCGCGCGGCTCTGCGCCACCCGGTAGCCTCGGCCCTTGAGCTTGCGGATGCGCATCATGTTGATGTAGGACTTCCGCTCCAGGTCTCCCAGCGCGAAAAGCGGCGTCGACGGCTTCGGCAGGCCCCTCCTGGACTTCCTCTTCACGGTCGCGGGCTTGAGCCTCCTGAGCCCCAGGGTGTCGCTCCGGATCCCCTTCCGGAACGTTTCTATCAGGTTCACGGCGGCGTTTTTCGCCTGCGTGTCGGCTATGGGGATGATCATTTTGGGGAGCCTCCTGATCCTGGAGCGCTTCGCTTCGTAGTGGTCTGAGAACTCGAACCTGAAAAGCGGCTTAGCCATCACTTCCTCACCAGGCCGAACGTCCAGTACAGGTGCGTGTCGGCGAACTGCGAGGCCCGGGACTTCTGGCCTATGCTGTACACGTGCCCGTCGACCTCGGCCGTGGCCCTCCGCAGGTCTATGTCCTCGAAGGCTATCCCCCCCTGCGTCCAGGAGAGCGCCGGGGTCCAGACGGCCACGTCGGCCTCCTCGAACAGGCCGGCCTTTTGCAGGCGGTACATGTCCGGGGCGTACTCTACGGGGAAGGCCTTTATCGTCTTGTCGGTCGACCCGGACTCCCCCTTGATGGAGCCCAGCCTGCCCCTGGACACCTGGGCCTCCTCCCGGAGGTGGAACAGCACGTCGTCGCCGTACTCGTCGCAGTGCGCCTTGGCGTCTATCAGCGCGCAGTCCCTCTCGAACTTCACCCCCGTGCTCGGCGCCATCAGTCGGTCCCCCCGCTGGTCATGTGCGTCTTGAGGAGGCTCAGGGCGGAGCGGGCCAGCTCGTTCCGGATGTGCGTGAACTTTCCCCGCTTGCCGTACTGCCTGCCGAAGCTCGCCACGCTCAGCGCGCCGCCCCCGGTCCTGTTGGCCACGATGCCCAGCGCGGACTCCGCGACGAGCATCTTTATCGCCTCGTGTACGCCCTCCGGGATTGCCGTATTCTCGTATCCGGCGGTATAGGTCACCTTTATGTTGCGGGAGCCCCTGGGGAACATGGGCGCCGTGAAGTTCTGGTTGACGTTGATCTTGGCCTTGAGCATCCCCTCCTCGGCCAGCACCTCGATGGACTGGAGGCTCGGCATGTACTCGCCGCCGCCCATCACGTACTCGACGGAGGTCAGCGCCAGGATGGGCCTGCGGTTCAGGATCAGCAGCTCCTTGCCGGTGCCGCTCTTGTACTCGGCGTAGGTTTTCACGCCCCGGAAACTCAGGCGGCACTTTTGCTCGACCCATGGCACCACGAAGCGGTCCCTCCGGTTGATCAGCCACTTGTCGCTCAGCACCGCGGGCGTTATGCCGTACTCCTCGAGCAGCTCCCGGACGTCCTGCGCCGAGGGCATGGAGGCGGCCTCCTCCTCCCACTCCGGGACCACCTCGAGGTAGTACGTCCTTCCCGGCGTCTCCTGGGTCACGAGATAGGCCTTGATCCGCCAGGTCCCGATCGGGTCCAGCGCGCCGGCGGCGAACGTGTACTTCACCTTCTTGAGGGTTGGGGGGCTGACTATCGTCGGGGTCACGACGGTTTCCGCCCCCGCCGGATCCTTGACGTGCAGCTTCACGTTGCCCGCTTCCCCGGCGAGGTCGATTCCCGTGTCCAGGGTGAGCTCGTACTCCTGGCCCTTCGCAACCACGCCGTCGGTGTCAGCCATCTGCTCCTCCTATGCTATCTTTGAGTCGCCGCTTCCGGACACCTTCATTATCGTATCGCCGGTTCCCGACTCCCTGAACGCCACGGTGAGCGTCGCGGGGGAGGGGCCGAGGGCCACCGCGTTGTCCACGTCGTAGACCCTGAACTCGTACTCCTTGCCGGACAGGGCGTTCGCGGGGTCGACGGAGACCTGGAACTCCGACCACTGGTCTGTCGTCGTGCCGTCGCCGACGGTGAACGCGGCCGCCCCCTCCTTTTCTGTCCCGCCGTTGGGGGCCCCCGCGACGTAGACTGTGCCGTTGACCGGGACGCAGATCGCTTCGCCCGGTTCGAGCGGGTTGCCTTCGACGAGATCGGTCAAGCCGTGGACAAGCTGCCCCGTGCCGCCGAGCGCGGCCCACGCGCCGGAGTCCGTCTTGTTCCGCCACTCGAGCCGGCAGTTCGTGTTTGCTATTTCCCCGGCCGTGACGGCCTCGAGGGCGATCGCGACGACGAAATGACTTGCCTTGTTCCAGCCGGTGACCGGGGTGTTTACCGTGTTGCCGAGGTTTCTTATGGCGTTATCGATGTTGCCCGAGGCATAGGCGGGCGGCGCGTCGGCGAACCACTGCAGGTGAACGTGAGAGAATGGGCCTTTCAGTCTGAGCTTTCCCACAGCTGCACCGTTCGTCGCCTCCTATGGCGTGTACCAGACCGTGATGAATCCGCGGTTGAACGGGGTGGCATCGAAATCAGTACTGTCGAAAAACCCCGGACTGAATCGTATGATCATTATAACCATTGCCTGCGTCTGGAACGTCGCCCCTACGGCATCGGCAGCCGAGGCGTAAGGCAGGTAGTAAATGTTGAAGCTAAAGTCGTTGATGATTCCCACCTGGACCACTCGAATGTCGGCCCACGTCAGCCCGTGGGCGATCTGTACCATCTGGGTGGCGTCCATGTCCCAGTTGCCGATCTCGATCACCTTGGGCACGACAACGGCGGGAACGGGGGCGTTCAGCTCCAGCTGCCTGATCCTTTCGCCGAGCCTCCCTTGCTGCGTCCCCGGGCCGAGGTTGTTTAAAGCCCTCGCTGCGCGTATGTCGAGTGTGTCCATTTAAAACCCCCGCCGTCAGACTCTTCGCGCTATGACTGTCACCAGTCCCCGGTCAGCCGCGCCGTTCGTCACGAGGTTGATGTACTGCCCCTCTGTGAAGGAGCTGTAGTCGTCGTCGATCGACACGGTCCTCGCGATCGCCATGTCCGCCGCCATGACCACGGCGCTGCTTATGGCGTCCGTCTCCTTCCGGGCCGTCACGGTTCCGCCCGCGCTCGTCGCCCTGGCCTGGGCGAACACGTCCAGCACCTCCAGGTCGAACGGGCACCGTATCGCGTCGAGCCCCCCGGTCAGGTCGGACGCCACCTCGTAGGCCAGCTCGACCAGGGCGTGCTCCTCGAGGTCCCTGATCCTGTCGCCGAGCGCTACGTTCTGGTCTCCCGGGCTGAGGTTGTTGACTATCTTTGCCTCGCCCTCACTGAGCTTTTTCACTTCTCTTCCTCCTCCCCCTCAGGGCCCCACGTCGGGCGGAACCCCGCCTCGACCAGGGCATCGGCCACCTGTCGGTCCTCCGTCTCCACCCTGCCGTCCACGACGTCGAGCTTCACTTTCTTGTTGCCGGCCTTGACTGTGAACTTACCGTTGATCGGGTTGGCCTGCGTGTCGTCCGGGTGGACGAGCTCGAAAACGCGGGCGTCGGGCGAGTCGGCTGGCTCCTTCTCGGGCTCCTTCTCGGGCTCTTTTTCCTTCCCCTCGTCGTCGGGAGGGGCCGCTTTCGCCTTGTCCTTCCCCTCCGGCACGAACCGGGACTCGTCCTTGAGCCCCTTCGACACCAGGAACCTGATAAAGTCCCTCGCCGCGTTGAGGGGCATCTTCGAGGGGAGCCTGAAGGCGCCGTCCTTGAGTTCCAGCTGCTCGGCCTTCCCGTCCGGTCCGGCAAAGGCTATGTTGCTCTTGCCCTCCTGGGGCACGTGGTCGCAGCGGACCTGGAACACGTACCTGCCCTTGACCTTCGCCGCCGGCTTCTCCTCGGCTTTCTTGGCCTCCGGCTTCTTGTCCGGAAGCCCCATTTCCTTGCTTGTCAGAACCTTCGCCATGTCTCCCTCCTCGTTCGCTTCGTGAATATGCGGGCCGCCCCGGAAGGGGAAGCCCGCTTTCTTGTTTCCGCTACGCCACCCGCAGGCCGCGGTGTATGGTGCTGGTCGCCTCGAAGGCGGGGCACAGCGCCGCGTAGCTCTTGATCATGAACGGGAGGAAGTCGTCGGTCCTGGCCAGCTCCTCGATGGTCACCAGTCCCCCGAAGCGGCTGCCCGCGCTGTTGGTGTACGGCAGCTTCCCCATGCCCTGGTACTTGTCGAGATCCCAGAGCATGACGATCTCGGGCGGAACGCCCGCGGTGTAGTTCAGCGGGAGGTCGCTTTGCAGGTGCGTGGGCACCGAAGCAGACGCCACTGTCGGGTCCGAGGTGAACTGATGGTTCAGCGTGGGGCCGGTGATCGTCCCGGCGCCGTCGTACTGGAACCCGCTGAGCACGTGCCGGAGCTTCCCCGCGCCCGTCCCGCCATCGGCGAGCTTGGCGCAGTATATCTTGTAGAACATCGCCCCGGGATACGCCGTCCAGCTGATGGTGATCGTGTCCTCCGTGGTGATGACTATGTTGACTTCCGCGCTGGCGATCTGCTCCCCGTCCCAGGTCACTGGCGCGACCTGGAAGTAGTACGTGCCCGCCCCCATGCCGCTGCCCGCGCCGGCAGAAGCCGTCCCGACGACGGTCATCTGGCCCGTGGGCCTCGCGGCGCCGCTCTCGATGATCGGAATGTCGCGGTAGGCGTTGAGCCTCCACCCGCCGTTGATCTCGACGACGGTCAGCCCGGAGCCTATCAGCCCCTGGTTCAACCTCACGTTGGTGAGGAGGGAGCTGAACTTGGACAGCATCCGCGGGCTCATGACGAAGCAGCGGTCGTGCTGCTGCGCCTGGCGCTCGTTGCCCCGGTCGATCATCTCGTCCAGGTCGCTCAGGTCGGTGGGCACCACCCCGCCGATCGCCTCGTTGATCCTGTTGGTTGCGGCCCATCGGTCTACCCCGCCGTAGGCGTACTGGTCGGCCAGCTCGTTGCCGTACAGCATGTAGATGATCAGGTCGTACACGTGGGCCAGGAGGTGGTTTTCCATCTCCGCAGCCGCCGCGTCGATGTACCTCGCGCTGGCGTCCTGCAGGAAGTTCGTCACGGCGCCCTTGCGCCGGATGATCTTCATCTGCACGCTCTGCCTCGCGTAGGTCGCGTTGCGCGTCGGAGTCACGGCCGCCTCGCCCATGGCCCCGCCAGCCGCCGGCAGCGTCATCAACTGGTTGTACTCGTGCAGCTTCTGCGGGTCGAACTCCGGCTGTATGATCGCCATTTCCGGGGCGAGCCTCACCACGGTGTTTGTGATGATCTCCTCCAGCTTCTCACGGATCAGGGCCTCGCCCGTGCCGGTGCTCGAATCGAGGGCCTTCCGGATGAGAGACTTTCGGACCTCCCCGAGGCGCTTGTATTCGTCTGCTCTTTTTAGCATGTCTTTCTCCTTGCCTCTGGTTTTGCCCGCGCCTTACACGCGGCCCGTGAAGATGCCGCCCTGGCCCATGGCCTCGCCGAGGCTCTTCCGAACCTGTTCCTGGCGCTTCGTGTTCTGCAGGCCGGAGTCCTTCGACTCCTCCTGTCCCTTCTCTCCGCCGGCCCCGAGCAGGTCCTTGAGGACCCGCAGCGTTTCCTGCGTGGATTCCACGGGCCCGGTTCCGCTGTTCACCAGCGTCTTGCCTTTCCCGTTTCCGCCCTGGATTCCTTCCAGGGACTTCTTGACCACCTCGTCGGTGATTCCGAACGCCTCGTCGTAGGCACTGACTTTCATCTCCATGACGCGGATCGACTCCGCCTGCTGGGAGATGACCTTCGCCAGGCCGGTCACGGCCTTGGCTATGGTCCTCATGGCCTTGTTCTCGTCGCTCTTCGAGGCCCACCTCAGAACGCCCGCCTCCACGAGGCTCTTGGCGGCGTCCACTGCCTTCTCGATCTCGTCGAGGCTTTCCTCGTTGATCGTGGTCTGGTCCTCGATCCTCTTCTCCGCGTCGTCGGACGCGGTGGAGCCGTCCTCCTGCTTGGAGACCGCGACTTCTTCCTCTTCCTCTCCGGGAAGCTCCACTTCCGCCGGCTCCTCTTCCTCCGCGCCTTCCACGTTGAGCGCGGCCATCAGCGCGGCCTTTTCCGCCTCCGACAGGTCGGTGATGAGCTCCATGATCTTGTCGAGCGATTTGGTTACGGTCTTGGATGCCTTCTTGGATGCCTTCACTTCCTCCTCCTCGTCCTCGTCCTTCGCCGGGGTGCCTGCCGCCTCGCCCTCGCCCAGCTGCTCCAGCTGGTCCACGAGCGAGCCGATGTTCGCTATGAGCGTTTTTGCCTCAGCTGGCAACATGCTCTACCCCCTTGAACAGTAGTAGTAGCTCGTCCATGCTCTTGTAGATGGCGCTCATCACGTGAGACGCGTCTGCCGAACCGTTCCGAGCGTTTAAGGCCCTGGCGACGCCGGGGCCGGGCTCCTCCCCCTCGAAGATGGGGGCCGCGCCCAACACAAGCGGGACCATGAGGGACTTGAACTCGTCGAACAATACGCCGAGCAGTTCTCCCTTGTCCCCTTCCCCGGAGTTCATGACCTCGCGGATCATTTCCTCCAGGGCGTCCTGAACTTGGTACCGTCTGCGGAAGTAGGAGTCCTTGATCTCCCCCTCTTCGAGCCGGTTCCTGATCTTGCTGTGAATCGTCCCCTCCAGCGGCAGCTCCTCGCCCAGGGCCTTGTAGACGGCGTTCGCCACGGAGTCGGTGTAGGCCGGCCGGGGGGTCAGGATCACCCCGTCCAGGAACACCTTGTCCATGACCCGCTGGCCCTCGCGCGACACGAGGATTATGCTCTCCGGCGGGCAGTCCCCCTCCACGCTGAAGCCCTTCTGCCTGGGATAGCGGTACGGCGGCAGCCCCTTGACCTGGCGCCACTCCTTGCTCGCTATCTCGCGGGCCCTCTGATCCACCGGATCGTGCTCGTCGTACAGCCGGAACTCGGTGTGCCAGTCCCCGTTTTCCAGTATATCCCCCGCCACCAAGATGCCTATGTCCCCGGAAGCCGCTATGCCGTGGAGATCCGGGTAGAGCAGCACGTCGCCCCTGTTGGCCTGCTCCATAAAGAAGTCGATGGCCTTCTGCGTCATGCGCTCCCCGTGGGAATCCCACCTGGGGCCGGAGGTCACGCCCCCGAGGTACTTTCGCTTCACTCCGGAGGAGTCGGCCTTTTCGACCGCGTGTCCGCCGGAGTCGAAGTTGTAGGGGTGAAAGTGGAAGTGGACCCGGAGGCCCTCGGCCTGCCGGACCGTTGAAAGGTCTGTCATTCAGTCCTCGATAAAAGTGTAGGGCCTGGCGTGCTTCCCGTCAAGCCCGTTTTTGCCGTCAATCGCCCGGCCGCTGATACCATCTCGGCGGGGCCTCCTCGGGCTTCCTCGGCATGGAGATGATCACGTCGAAGTCGCAGTGGCAGTTGATCACCTCCCCGGCGTCCGCCTCCGGGTCGTGCGGGTACATTATCCGCACCCCGTTGCCGAGAACGAACGGCTCCTCGAGCTCCGCCTCCTGGCCGTCGATCGCCATGTGGTGCTCCCTGGGCGTCTTGCTCAGGCTCCTGTTGTGCTTCCATCGCTTGAGGAACCATGCCTTCTCGTTTTTCTTTCGGAGGGCCTTGACGTACTCCCACTTGATGTTGTCCGCCGCGGAGCGCACCTCCGTGACGGCTATGTCGTGGACGTTCGCCGGGATGCCATAGCTGGGGTCCCGCTTCGTGTAGTTCCAGAAGGTCTTGGTGATCCTTCCCTCGAACTGCTCCACCAGCTCCGGGTTGATCCTTCCGGCCGCCACGCCCCTGCGCGTGATGAAAGACTGCTTGCCGGTCTTGTCGAACTCCTGGAGCGTGTCGCGGAGGTTCGCGGTCAGGGAGTCCCTCAGCTCGTCGGTGAGCCTCTTGCCTCGCTCCGCCGCCTTCCGGATGAACACGCTCCGCTTCGGCAGGGCTTCCGAAATGTCGGGCAGCACGAACCGCTTCTGCACCCCCTTGGGAAACCTGCGGACGGCCCTCTCGTAATGGTCCTTGCTTATCCTCGCCGTGGCCCTCGCTATGTTGCCGGAGTTGACGTCTATGATCTGGCGCATCAAGTCCTGGAGCGCCCCGCCGGTGTAGCCGTACTTGCGCCTCAGCCTGTCGAGGTAGAACTTCGCCATCAGGCACTCCTGATGATGCCGTACACCTTGGCCTCGACCTCCTGGCGGATGATCCTTCTCGCCCTAGCCATCGCCAGGGGGTTGGCCGCCACTTCCGGATAGGTTCGGACGAACAATAGCACTGCCCCGCGGAACAGGGTCCCCGCCTCGTCGGCCTTCGCCTTCTCGCGGAGCTTCCGGGTGTTGACTTTCGTCTTTTCCCGACGCCCCCTCATTTATTCTGCCACTTTTTCATGGCCCGCTGGAACGCCTCGTCGGAAGGAAAGTTTTCCCTCTCCGGCTTCTTGGGCGGCGCGCCCCTGCCCGTCGCCCCTCTTCCTTCCGGGCCCGATCCGTCCGGAACCCCGCGCGTCCCGATCTTTCCCTTCGCAGTCTTGGACAGCGCCACCCTGCAGACCATCCCGGCCTGGGCCTTGGTCAGGCCCTTGACGTCCGCCATGTACTTCTCGCAGCCGACGTTGGCGTCCTTGAACGTGCCGTCCTTGTTGAAGTAGTCGGCCCTCTTGTAGTCCTTGTCCTTCGGCTTCCCGACGGCCAGGTCCTCGGCCTTCTTCTTGATCTTGGTTTTTCCGGCCACGCCCTCGGCCGCCTTTTTCTTGTCCTTCACGATCCCGGAGGATCCGCCGGCGGACTTCGCGAGCCTGGAAATCTCGTGGGAGTGGCCCGCGGCCTCCCTGACCGCGTAGGCCGCGATCTCGTGCTCGTGCGGCTGGGCCCCTCCGCCCAGGGACATGAGAATCGTCGAGGTCGTCCTGCCGTTGCCCTCCGCGTCCACCTCGAACGGGTGGGCGTGCTGCACCTCCGTGGAGGTGATCGCCTTTGCCACCCTGCCGTCGGTGATCTCCATGGCATGGTAGGCCTCGAAGAGTTCCTTGACCTTCCCCGCGCCCTTCTTGACTGCCACCACGAGCTCCGCCTTCTTGGCCTCCCGCCACTGGCTGAAGCAGGCGGCCAGCTTCTTGTCCTGGGACCAGTCCGGCTTCGTGTCGCTAATCTCGCTCATGCACCGGCCGACAAAATCGTTCTGCTTCTCGCCCGCCGCCGGCGTGCACTTTTTTTCGACCTTCATTACCCCCTCCTGTCCTACTACTTTTCCCGCCCCTCGAACAGGGCGGACGCTTCCGCCATCACCTGGTCCAGCGACCAGCCCTCCTTGACGGCCCTGTCCAGCAGGTCCAGGGCCCGCTCCTCGGCGACCTTGTAGAAGGCCACCAGGTCCAGCTCCAGGCTGGCTTTGAGCTTCTCGGCCTCCGTCCTGGTTATCGCCCTGTCGCCGATCTCCCGCACTGTCTTGATCACTGCTTAGCGCCGCCTCGAGCCCTGGGTGAAGATGGGCTCCTCCTCCGTCCCCGCCGGCGCCTGCGGCTGCTGCGCCTCCCCCGGCCTGTCGTACTTCTCGTCCGGGAAGGGGTCCTCGCCGAGGAAGTCGGTCCTAATCTGGTTGACGCCGTACAGCCCGCTCCTGGCCCGCTCCGAGTTGAGCTTGATCTCCTCGAACTCCGACAGCCCGCTCTTGTACTGCATCCTGTAGCCGGTGCCGAATCGGAAGGGGATTATCTCGTAGTTGAAGAAGTCCTCGTGCAGCTTCATGACGGGGAAGATCCCGCGGCTCCGGTCGATCCTCTCCTCGCTCTCGGAGGTCGCCCTTCCGGAGGTGTCGGCGGAGCCGGTGAGGTTCATCTCCAGGTTGCTCATGTTGAACACCAGGGCGATGTCCTCTTTTATCTGCTGCTGCCTCCCGGTGTAGTAGGGGAACGTGTCGGACTTGGTCAGGTTGACCACCTTCGGCTCGGTGCTCCCGAGCCCGCTCAGCACCTTGACGGCGCCCTTGCGGACCTCGTTCACCAGGGTCTCGATGCGCTTCTGCTCTTTCTCGTCCAGGGGGACGTCGAGGTTCTGGTCCAGGTCCCCGAACGGCGCCTTCTCGGAGAAGATCACCAGGAGCTCCGGGGGCTTGGTGCCGTCGGCCTGCTCGGCGCTCAAGCGGTCGAACATCATGGACTCCGCCAGCTTGTTGATCAGGGCGTCCAGCGGGACGAACCCGTAGTCCTGCGCGGAGGACGGGATGTAGGTTATGTAGGTGAGCTCGTCGGGGCCGTATATCTGCACCTCCTGGGCGGCCGGGACCACCTGGGCGTACAGCTCCGCGCTCCCGACGTACCGGCCCTTCATGGGAACCACGGTGCCGCCGGGGAGCATGTAGAAGTTCTCGAGCCTCTTGTCCCTGGCCTCCTTGTAGACGGAGACCGAGCCCTGGACGAGCAGGTCGAACACCGACTTTTTCTGGAAGGTTCCGAAATTGTCCCTCTGGTTGGGCTGCTGCAGCCAGTCCTCTATTTCCGTGGATCTGTCCTCGTGGCGCTCCTTGATCCGCCTCTTCCAGCGGTACAGGGCGGAGTTGAAGTTCGAGAGGTCGGGGAGGAGCTCGGGGAGCTGCATGATCAGCTGCCGCATGAACAGCGCCCTGGTGACCATCGCCCTGCGGTCCGCCACGCCTTCGTACTCCTTGGCGATTTCCTTCCAGTCCTTCATGGCCGCGGCGACCCTATCCTCGACCTTGCTCTCCGGGACCACGGTCCACTCCAGCGCCGCTATGCGGTTCATCCTGGACGTCACGATTCCCATGACCGCGGAGCAGCTCTGGAATATCTGGACCCTCTCCATGGGGTCGAGGCTGAACACGGGCCGCTGGTAGGTGCCCGTTATGATCTGCCCTTCCTTCCACCTCCCCGTCACCCTCATGAGTTCCGAGATGTGGTAGACCGAAAGGCCCCTGTGCCCTGGCTTCCTCCGGAGGGAGGAGACGATCTGCTCCGCCGTGACGGCCATGTATGCCATGCTCACCCCCGTTTGCTTTGGATTATACTACCCGCACGTCCGGGCCGCAAGCCCGGGTCAGGGTTTCAGGAGCCTGTCCGCCGTCCACCTCTCGAACGTGTCGAACACCGCGTCGACCCATTCGCCCTTGAATCGGTAGCCCCGCTCGTCTATGTAGATGAACGCCACCGGCTTGATGCAGGTTACTCTGTCCACCTCTATGCCGTTCACCTGCAAGTACTTTCTGACGGCCCCCATGCCCTCCGACGTGCCGCACCTCACCGAGTGCACCACCACCTCGAACACGGTCCGCAGGGTTCTCACCGCCTCCGCCACGTCCTCGACCGGCGGGTCCGGAATCCGATCCGTCCCCTGCCAGCCGGACGTGTAGCTGTGGATCACCCCGTCGAAGTCCAGGGCGACGACCCTCCTTGTTTTCTTTGTGCCGGAAGGAACCATGCCGAACCTGTACCCGCACTCGCAGAGCAGCTCCGGCGAGTCCCCCGCCAGCCTCAGCGCCTTGTCGCACTTCGGGCATTTCATCCTGCGCCCCTTCCCTCTACGTCGTTTCGCTTCCCCTCTCCTTTACGTCGGCTCCCCTCCCCTCTCGTAGTAAGGCTTTGGCCGGCCCTCGTTTCTCGCCACGCCGGCGTCGGCCCAGAACAGCGCCTCCTCCAGCTTCCGCAGGGCCACGGATTTCTCCCGGCCGGGCGGCACCTCGTCGTCTATCACCCCCGCCATCTGCCTGACCGACATCCGCAGCCTCGCTATGCTTATGCCCTGGCTCTCGCCGATGGCATGCGTGTCGAACCTCTTGAGAATCTCCTCCCTGCGATCCCGCGGATCGAGTGTGCTCCCCTTGCCAACCCGCAGTGGATCCATCGCCTCCGCGCTCGGCGGCCCCGGCCTCGGCCTCGCCGTCTCCGGTTTCGACAAGTTCTCCGACTCCACGTTGTCACCGCCTTTCTGCATCCGGCTCTTTCCGAACCGTAGTCCTGCTTCTCTGTCTTTGTCCATTCCTTCCTCCTCACCTATTCGTTCTGAATGTCCCGCATGTTCGCCAGGCTTATTTCCGTCGCTCCGCGCGCCCGGCGCAGCCGCCCCAGTCCCTTTGATTCCAGCTGCCTGATTCTGTTGCCGGTTACGTTGTATATCTGCCCTATCTCGTCCAGCGTCTTTTGCTCCCCCTCCAGGCCGAACCGCAGCTTGATTATTTCCGCCTCTCGCGGAGGAAGCGTGTCGAGCACGGCCATCAACTCCTCGCCGACCTGTCCCCGGCTCGCGGCGATTTCCGTCCCCCACAGCCGCAGCCTTTCCCTGGGAGCTTCTATCTGCGAAAAAGGGATTTCCAGCACGGCCCTCGTTTCCTTGAACCCGTACAACTCATCGGGAAAAAGGTCCTCCTTGAGCATCTTGAAATGGTCGCCCAGTCTGACCGCCTGCAGGCAGTATGCCTCGTCCTTTTTCCTGGCCTTCCGTTTCAGGTTCAGCAGCTTTCCTATGGCAACCTGATTCCCCACCCCCGGGTTGGCCTCCACGAATTGGCTGACCGAACTGTAGCGGTCGAAAATGCAGTGCCACAAAACGTTGTTCCTTAGCCTCGCCTCCAGCCTGATCGGCTTAATCATATCGCTCTCCTCTCACCTCGCCATCGCCAGGATACGCCTGGCGACGAGCATGTATGCTATGGCGTGCAGGTAGTGGTCCGGGTCGTCGCCGGCCCAGACGTACTTGCCCCGCCTCTCGTCGTAGACCCTGGTCAGCGCCCCGAGGTGCTCCCGCAGCTCCGGCATTTCCTCCGCCTCCCTGGGCAGCACGAGCTCCCCGGTGAGCAGGGCCTCCTTGACCGCGTCGATCGTCTGCGTCCTCTCCACGGTTATGATCTTGTGCGCCCCGTCCACTATGTCCCGCTTGACTTCGCCGTAGAAGCAGTAGAATCCGCCCCGGAAACTCCTGGCGAACTTCTTGGACAGCCGCCCCTCCGGGAGGGCGTCGATCACCCCGGCGACGCACCTGTACTGCCTGTACAGCCCGGCCAGCTCGGAGAAGTCCTCCACCTCCCCGGAGCCGAAGGAGCGCAGGAGCCTCACCACCAACCTGGAACCCTGGACTTCCCCGATCGCCACGTACATGGCGTTGCCCACGTCGCAGCCCAGCAGGCACCTGCCCTTCCCCGGGCCCATGGTGTGATCCCCGACCTCCCCTGCATCCAGGGAAATCTTTGCCCCGGAGGCCTCGTAGGGCAGCCCGAGGTCGCCGTTGTAGAACCTCTGCATAACGCTGTCGTTGACCAGGCCCTTCTCGAACCTCTCGAGCAGCTCGGCGACTCGCACTTTCGTGCTGAACATCTTCGAGATGTGGTACCCCGAGCCTACGCCCCGCTCGTTCGTCCTGACCCAAGCCCCCTCCGCGTACCTGTCCAGCTCCTTGCCGCACTCGCAGATCACCCGTATGTCCCTGCTCCCCTCGCGATCCCACCTCTTGTCGATCACCGCGTAGTCCCCAGTATCGAGCCTCTGGACCACGTGCTTGAAGAAATCCGGATACACCCAGCGGCCGCACGCCTGGCACTTAATGTTCCACTGCTTCCGGTCGCTCGCCCTGTACAGCGCAGCCATGCCGTGGCCCGAGACGGAGGGCTGCCCGACCCTCGTCTCCGTCTTGTCCTCCGCCGCGCTCAGCCTCTCCACGGCCATGTTGAGGTTGCCCTGGTCGCACTCGTCCAGCTCGTCCACCACCAGGTCGTCCGCGGGGTACTCGGTGAAAACGCTCGTGGTGTTTGATCCGGCGAAGGCTATGCTCCCTATCCCGAGATGCTTGAGGTACATGCTCTCCGACTGCTTGGTTGTCATCATCCTGGAGGCCCGGAGTACTTCCTTATAATAGGCAGTGAACTCTATCGTCCGGTCGACTCGATTCTTGACGAAGCGGCTCGCGAGCTGGAAGGTGGGCATAACGTAAAAAACCGCCCTCCCGTCTATGGCCGGGGTGATTGCCTTCATGCCGAGCAGCCATTCCGACGCCCCATTTTGCGTCGCCTTCTGGAGCACCACCAGCGGGCTGTCGTCCGTGTAGAGCGCCTTGAGATACACCCTGCCCCGGAAGTCAAGCCTCTTATCCCTGTGAGTCCGGTGGTGCCGCAAGACAGCCCTCACCCGCCGGTTCGACTTTGCGAGCCCCTCGTCAATCCTTGCCTTTTCTCCGACGAGCATTCGCCTCCCCCGCCTTCGTCTTGGGTTTCCGCAGGGCTTCCGGTTCGATGAAAAACTGGGATAGCAGCTCCCCGTACCACTCCTCGTCCTCTGCAGATAGCTCCATGTCATAGCTCAGGTTGACCAGCCGTCCTTCCACGCTCACGTTCAGCTGAGGCAGCCCGTCGAGATAGTTCATGAAAAGGCGCTGCGCCGCCACGTTTCCCTTGATCACTTCCTGAAACATCGACCGGATGAACATTTCTTTTCGCTTCACCAGGACGGTGTGCATTCTCTTGCCCTTGCCGACTTCTATCTCCTGGGAGCCGTCCAGGTACTCCCGGATCATGTCGGTATAAGTCCGCCCCTTCTTTGGCCTTCCCGCGGGATTGCCGCTTGTACCAGGCGGCCAGGGCCGGCCCCTGGGTTTCCCTTCCTCTGGTATGTTCTCCATTTTTCCCCTCTTGCTATTCTCCCGCTGTTTTACAACGGCGGTTTAAACGGTGACGGTTTTCGCTTTCGCAGGTTCGCCGCCAACCTCCGCTCCCACCGGCTGGGCTTCTCTCCGGCCGTGGCCCGCTCCCGTGGTCTGGGCTTCTCACTCGCCGGTGGCCCGCTCACCCACACTGGGTTTCTCCACTACCCTGGCCCGCTCTGCTCAAGTGGACTTCTCCGTCGCGGTGGCACGCTCTCTCGACCTGGGTTTCTCGGGGAAGATGGCCCGCTCCGGTGGTGTGGGTTTCTCCCAGGACATGGCCCGCTCGGTCCGGGTGGATTTCTCTGGAGAGGTGGCCCGCTCCATCCGCATGGGCTTCTCGCCTACAGTGGCCCGCTTCCCGTCCGTGGGTTTCTCGCTCTTTTTGGCTCGCTCTATCACAATGGATTTCTCATGGTGCCTGGCCCGCTCATCGAGCCTGGATTTCTCCCGGGCGATGGCCCGCTCTTGCAAGCTGGGTTTCTCCTCTGCCTTGGCCCGCTCTCCAGCCGTGGGCTTCTTGGACTTCCTGGCCCGCTCGCTCCTGGTGGGCTTCTCCCTGTTCTTGGCCCGCTCTGAGCATTTGGGTTTCTCGTTGGTCATGGCCCGCTCGACCGGCCTGGGTTTCTCGCGGTTCGTGGCTCGCTCCCCCCGTTTGGGTTTCTTAAGTTCGATGGCCCGCTCCAGTCGTCTGGGTTTCTCCACGATCGTGGCCCGCTCCCCCTCAATGATTTTCTCTTGGAAAGTGGCTCGCTCCCCGCCTGTGGGTTTCTTGCCGGAGGTGGCTCTTCCTCCACTCGCTATGTTTGTGCCCCAGATACTCCTCGTCGTAGAGGGGCCGTATGGGCAAGCCCTCCAGTGCCCGCCATATGACGTACAGGTCCTTGATGAACATTTTCACCATGTAGCGCCTGGCCGCGTTGTGCTGGTGTCCCGCCTTTGGCCGCTTCGGATCAGTCGGGTTCTTGCTCTCCTCGCCCCAATCCTCCGACTCAAGACGGTGCTTCACGTTGTCATAGTAAACTCTATACGGGCTGCCATGCACGAGAAACTGCTTGCCGAGCACGCCCAGCAGCTTGGATTTCAGGAAGGCGTTGTATGGGCGCACAAAGCCCTTCGTTTTTTTGTCGCCGCGGATCAGGGTATCGGTCGCGACCAGTACCCTTTTCCCCTTTATCTTTTTCCAGACCTTCCCGCGCACAAGGCCTGGATTCATACCGGCGAACTGCCAGCCTTTGGAGACGTTCTCGAACTTGTGTATGTCGAACTCTGTAACGATCACGGCAGCCAGCATCTCGCCGACTCCCTTCACGTCCCTAAGATAGCTAATCCAGAGCGGGTGCTTGTGGATTAGAGGGACGATCGCCTTTATCATGGCGAGCTCAAATTTCAGTTTATCGTCCCTCCGCTCCATGAGTACCATGAGCAAAGCGGCGTCGCGGTCCGGCCTCCCCTTTTTGGCCTCTCCATTTTTCGTCAAGCCAAGTCGGCCGTCCAAGGCTATACGCTCGTCTTGAGCGTCATAATAAGCCCGCGTGAAGATGCGGATCGACTCCATCATCTCCGGGGTAAACCTTTCATCCGGGTCCGGACAACATACCGTTTTCATGCCGATACCCCCACTTTCTTGAGAATGTCGGCAATCAGAGCGTAGACCTCCTGGAGGAGCTTGATCGTTTGGTCATCGTACTCGATGGCTCCCTGGGCCTTCGCCGCGTTGATGAATCCTCTGAGAAGCATCGTCGGCGCATTCCACCCCCCTGCTGTTCTTGCAAAATGTTCCTGGTCGCTGTCGGCTTTTTTGCCATCAAGATGCTTGGCAAGCGGAGCAACAGCGGCAGATACCGCTATCCTCGTCCCGTTCTGGGTGACGATGGATCTCCCCTCCACCAGTTTCCGGACACGCTCCACGTCCATGTCCAGGGCCTTGGCGATTATAGGCCAGGGCACGCGGTCCCTCCGCATGCCGAGGGCAAAATGCACCTTGTCCTTCGGGGTGAGCTGCAGCGCCCCCGAGTTTGCGGAATGCGCCGCGTCAATCCGCATCGCGACCTCGTTCGCATACTCCCGAAGGATAACCACGGTTTCGGCCTTGTCGCCCTGCACTCTGAGCAGCGCTTTCGCCCTGTGGAAACCGTCAATGATCCGCAGACTTTTCGAGTCCACTACAATCGGGGTGTTGAAACTACGCCCCGACAGCAGGATTTCCTCCAGCTTGTGAACGTTGGTTGAATCTAGCTTTCCGGCTTCGTGCCTCGGCCAGATTCTCCAGTCCTGGACCAGTTCCAGAACTTTGACCTTTTTTTTTGTGTCCATTAGACACCTCCATACGGAACAATTTTTGTATCTCCCACACGGGAGACCCCTTACCGGCCAACGGCCGGTGGTTTTAAACCTTTTCAAATATATCTCTGTTCTATTACGTAGGCAACGCTATGGTTTTTGCAGCACCCCCAATCGCCTGGCTGCACGGAACAGCTCCCAGATGCTTTCCGGTTCCTGGATCCCCGTCCGGAAGTGCATCCTTCCGCAGGCCCGGCAAAAGACCAGCAGGCAGTAGAAGCATCTGTAGGCTCTTCGCAGCGGGATCCTCCGCTTGCACTCCGCGCAGTCCACCTCCCCCGGACACTCGAGCAGTTCCCTCTCCTGGTCCGCTATCGTCCTGAGCAGGCTGTCCCTCTCAGCCGGGGTCTTTGGTATGCGGTGGATATTCACGCGTACCCCAGGTAGCCGTCGTAGAGGCAAAAGATTTCCCTGGACGAGCTGGGAGTCTCCCCCTGCCTCCACAGCGGGGGGGGCGACGGTCTTTGTCTTTCGCCTGATGTAGCCCAGCTCCTCGAGGGTCTTGAGGCAGTTGGCCACGGTCGCCCTTGAAACGCTGGTCTTTTCGGCGATGTAGAAGCTCGTCGCCCTGGTTTTCATGGGCTTCAGATCCCTCACGGCCGAGTACAGAAAATTATACACTTTCCGGTCGTTCAGGCTCAGCTCTTCTTTTCCCATTACCAGTGCCTCGCGATCCCGTAGTGCTTCGCCCTGCACCTCTCGCTCCCGCAAAGTGCCGCGCCGCAGACTTTGACGGAGTAGCCGGCGAGGCCTCTGCGCCGCATCGACTCCCAGACGCACTCCCGCGTCGCCTGCCGCTCGCAGATCCGGCACAGTACCCCGTAGTGCTCCTTGCAGAACTTCTGGCCCTTCTCCACGGGAGCCCCGCACCTGCCGGCATATACCCGATCGTAGCCGCAAGTCCTCTTTTTCATGGCGGGTCCTTCCCCAGCTCATGGTATGCCATCGTCCAGTCCATAAAGCCCCTCTGCCTGCAGACCGCATTCAGCCACTTGGTGATCGCCTCCTGGCTCCCCCCGGGCCACGGATCGGAGCACATGTACCAGTCCAGCAGCGCCCGCAGCGGCACCTCTTCCACCGCCTTGTCGGTCGCGCTTTTCTTCCTGCCCTTCTTGAACCTTTCCGTGTTCGTGCAGTTCCCCCAGTGCGGGGTCCCGTCCGCCTCCACGGGCATCTGCTTTCCGGCCGCCGTCCTCACGAAGTATAGCATCTTCCCGCAGGCCTCGCAGGGCCTTCCGGGCTTGCCCACCGGCACGCTGTATTTTGTTTCGTTCATTCTATCTGTCCCGGTCGGTGTATCGGGTCGTGCCGCCCGACCCGGTGTAGTTCGTGGTGAACATGTTGCACCCGCAGCGGAAGCACTCGGCGGTCCTGTCCCCCAGGTACTGGCCGCAGTCGCAGCAGAACCAGCCGGGCTTTCTGAACGCGAAAATCAGCAGGCCGATGTCGAGGGCCAGGAAGAAGAATCCGGCCACCCTCGCGTCGCCCGTTACGGGCGAGGGGAGCCTGGTGCCGGGAATGGCCCCGACCAGGCACAGCACGTAGGGCAGCGTCAGCAGGATGATGACCGCCGCCACTATCAGTCTGACTTTTCCTACAGTGTAGTACCTCATTTCCTATTCCTCCTCTCTCAAAGCTTTGTGTGTCGTCGTAGACCGCTCGATCACCTCATCATAGTCAAGCATCACTGCCGGCCTGGTATATTCCGGATTCCCGTCAACTGTCCTGCCCGACTGCGGCTCCCAGAAATGCCCATCGACATAGACCCAGGCATGCAGTCCTCCGTAGCACATCCCAACACACATCTTTCCCTTGATCCCTACGTCCCGACAGATTAAATACATGACCAGAATGCAGTAGTCCTCGCAATCGCCCGAACGCCACACGTACGTTTGCGCCGGCGACTGCCAATACTCATCTGCCGGATAGTGGATGCTATCGGATACGTAGCGGATCTCCTGAGATACCCAGGTCATGGCATCCTGGATCGTCTGAATCCCAAGATTCGGGATCTCCTCAAAATCCCAGATAGGCTCTATCTTGCATCCGTTCAAACACGTCACCATGAAAATAATTGCCCACAGACTTACTCTGTTATAATTCATTTGCTTTTCTCTCCTCTCGTAATTTTTTTGATGCTTTTGTCCAGCCTGTCGCAGTACGCCTCCGCGAGGCTCAGGCTGTTGCCCATCACGTCGTAGGCCAGGCGCTTCGCCTCCTCTATGGTTTCCGCTACGGCTTCTCGGGTTCGGGCCTTGGCCTTCTCGCAGTCCCGCTGCACGTCGAGCAGCTGGCTGCCGATGGCCTCTATTTCTATCCGCAGCAGCTCCGCCTCGACCCCGGCTTTTTTCAACGCCTTCCTCGCGTCCAGGTACGCCGGGATCCAGGGCCTTTCGTCGTCGGGGTGAGCGGGACGGCCCACCTCGCCGAGCCATCTCATCCTTTCCCAGAGTCGCTCGATCTCCGCCTTCGCTTTCTCGGTGGGAAACTGTCCGGGCTCCGCCTCCCAGTAGAGTACGCTGCCCAGGTCTTTTGCCACCTTGTCGCAGCACGCCGGGCAGAGAAATCCTGCCGGTGACATCATGTGCAGGTTTTGCCACACCTGGTCGGAAACCTGATACACGGTTGAGTAGCCTTTCCCGCATCGGTCGCACTTCTCTCCGTCGTGTTTCTCGCTCATTAGCCTCTCCTCTCGAACGCTCAGCGGCCGTCCGTCAGCCTGCCGTAGTCGTCCATGATTTTTTGCTTGGCAAGCGCCTCGCCCACGGCGTCAACAATCATCTGCTTTAGGCTGGACGCCTCGACATCGATCCGCCCCCCGGTTTCTTTGTCGAACACCCGCACGTGATCCACCGCCGGATTGGACAGGGCCTTCTCTAATACACCCAGGTCAAAATCCTGCACCTCGCCCCTTTCCCCGCTTTTATACACTTCCTGCATTCGCTTCTCCTTCCTCTCTTCTTGTCTCTTTCAGCAGCCACGCCACGGCGTCGCTGTTGGTCCTCAAGCCCTCGCGCATCCTCACCGCCTCGATGCGCTCCTTTGCCGTCCTGGACACGGCCAGGGACACGCTGTCCCCGCCCTCCCCGGATCTCGAGGCCAGGGCCTCCCAGTCGAACCCCACCATTTCCCTGAAATGCGCCAGCTCGGCATCGGTATACGGCATGGTCTCCGCCAGGTCCCCCAGGTCGAACTCCTGCAGCATGGCCTCCACCGTCTCCGACAGGGACAGGTAGTCGGTCGGGAAGTTCGTCTCGTTCGTCTCCACGGCCAGGCGCTTTGCGGCCGCGTTGGAAATCGGCCCGGTGTCGAAGCACAGGGCCTCTTTCACCCCCAGGGCCTCCAGGGCATCCAGGCGGTGGTTGCCGTTGATCACTTCCCAGCGGCAGCACCCGCTCGACGGGCGGACGATCAGGTTGATCAGCTGGCCGTTTCTCCTCATGTTGGCCTCCAGGGCAGCCTGCATTTCCGGATCGTCCCTCTTGTAGTTCCACGGGGCTTTGTCCAGCACGTGCACCTCCAAGGTCCTCCAGCCCATCACTCGCCCCCACGGCCGTGCCAAAATGCGGTCACCATCCAGCCTCTTGTAATTGCCGAGCCGCAATTATATATGGCCCGCCCCAATCTCTTCTAAGTTGTCGCCATTCCGGAGACGTTGTACCGGTTCTGTTTCTCCAGAGCATCGCCATGGGCATGAATCCAAGATTCAGTGTTTTCTGAAGTCGGATTGCTGCACCCTCCAGTGTGTCTTTTGGATATCCGATCAAAACAAAACAGCGAAGAGCATGCGAGGCAACCGTAAACCCAGCTTCAAACAGCATTTCTCCCGCCCGAACCAAAGGTTTATAATCATCGGGCGCGTCGTAGGCGAAAAATATTTGCTTTGGTTTTAATCCGCGCAAGAGCTCAGCGTGCCAATCTTTCAACCTGGCAGCTTCCAGGCCCCCAGTAAATTGAGCCTGCTCTGGCTGTCTTCTGAGCATTTGAAACACAGCTTTAACGTGCTCGTCCGAACATGCCAGCAGATTGTCATCGAGCACATTCCAACCATCCCGGATCGGCAGCTCCCGCACATTTCCCTCCCGCCGCCAGACAGAACAAAACCAGCAGCGATTTGGGCATCCTCGAGAAGTGATTACATATCCCTGCTTTAAATACATTCCTGGCTCAAAATCACCGCTGGCCATGCCGGTTGCAGGTCCTCCGATTTTCACTGGCGCTATTTTCTTCCAAGCCTGGGCTAGTCTCTCCGCCAGCGGGAGATCCCAGGTAAAAGCTACCGAAATATGCACTTCGTCGATATCATCAGGCACAAACAAATCCGGCTCGCCTATAAAAGAATATGCATCGATGGGCGTCGCCCTGGTTCGGCGTGGGAATACTCGAATTATCACCGTTCCCCCGCCAGGAGCTCCAGGGCGCCGGACGCCTTCCGCAGGTTCCGCTCCAGCGCAAACTCGACCAGCTCCTCGTACACCTCCCTGGTCACGCTGACGGAAGTCGCAAGGCTCTCCCCCCAGGCGTCCCCGAACTGCGTCCAGTCGAACTCGAGCAGCGAGGCGTAGTCCCCGATCTCCTCCACGGTGAAGGGCATCGTCCCGGACAGGTCCTCCGTCCCGAACTCGCCGGCGGCCTCGGCCACCACCTCCGCGAGCCGGACCTGGTCCGGCCGGAACCGGGTCTCGTTGGTTTCCACGGACACCCTCATGGCCTCCTCATCGCTCACCTTCCCGAGGTTCACGCAAACGGCAATCTCCATTCCGGCGGCTGCCATGGCGGGGAGCCGGTGGTTTCCGTTCACCGCCTCGTAGCGGTCCCCCGGCTTCTCCCTGACTATCAGATTTTCGACCTGACCATTTCTCCGGAGATTCCGCTCGAGCTGGCCCTGCAGGAATAGGTCCTCCTTGCGATAGTTCCATGACGCCATGTCGATCGACACCAGCGGGATCTCCGTCAATCTCACGATATTTCTCATTCTCTCCTCCCGATTATTTCCCTCAGCCTTTCCGCCGCCCCCTCCCCGAAGTCGGTTTTCCCGGCGGCTATCATCTCCGCCGCCTTGAGCATCAGCCAGGCGTCGGCCACGTCCACGGAGGGGAACATCCTCCCATACTTCGCCCGGACCGCCGCCAGGTAGTCCCTCGTCCTCGTCTTTCTCACGTGCCGGAAGGCCTTGCCCATGGTCGCCGCCTTCCACGTGTTCTGTGCCAGCTCCACGAACGGGACCCCGCGCCTCCACAGGAGGTAGCGTATCGCCCCGCCGATCTCCCCCTGGGTCACCAGGTAGTTGCCCTTCGCCCCGTAGGCGTACTGCTCCACCACGGCGAAGCGCTTCTCCGGGTCGAGCCTGGAGATCTCCCCTCCCACGGCCGCCAGGATTTGCTGCACGGCCCTCCACTTTCCGGTCGAGCTCCCGGAAGCCACGGTCTGGTAGTACTCGACCCCACGTATCCGGGTCACGATGCCGGTCGATCTCAGTGACGGGTCTATGGAGATCGCCTCCATAAAAAGCGGGGCGGGATTGTCCGCCCCTGCTTCCGCAAAGGGCGCCTCCATGACTTCCTCGCCCCACTCCATGTTACTCTTCCTTCTCCCTCTTGGGGATCCGCACATCGAACTCCCCGGCCATCTTCTCGAGCACCTTCCACCGCTCCGTCTCCGCGGCCCTTCTGCCGAAAGACACTTCGCTCTCCTCGACTTCCAGGGCGGCCACGAGCAGGCACCTCACGATGAACGGCTTGAGCTCCTCCTCCGGAAGCCCCCGGATTTGCCTCAGCCCGGTCTCCGTCCAGCCCTCCCGGTAGTATTCGCCCTCTTTTTTCGGAGGCCTCTCCCATCCGTACAGCCCGCATAGGTCCTTGCGGTAATTGTCCCACAGCCTGTCGAAGAACTGCAGCGCCAGGATCCTCTCGACCCCGTGGGTCAGGCCCGCCCTGGCCTTCTCCGCCGCCGCGTCGATGAGCTCCTTCCGGAAACCCTTCTCCCTGCTCACCAGCTTCCTCGTTTTCTTGGCCTTTTCCTTCTCCTCTTTTGTCGTGGCCGTCCCGGACCTCGCTCCTCTAATGATGCCCCAGGTCAAGCGCCCCCTGCGGGCGCCCTCCGTCACCAGGCACCGGACGGCGCCTTCGTCCTTTTTTTTGCACTCGGTCCACTGGTAGACGTCAAGCACCCCTTCCGGCGTCTTTCCGGTGTGCCAACCCTCCGAGACCATTTTGTACTCCTCACCCTCGAGCTTCCGCTGTTGGGCCTCCACGAGGGCGTCCAGCTTCCCGTTGTAGCAGGCCGGGTCCGTGCAGAGGTCGTCCTTCCCGACGTCCGGAAAAAGCGCGGGCTGCGCCCCGGACCTCTTGAGGCACTCGGCGCAGGTCCCCGCCTCCGGAACCAGCCCCGCGTCGTCCCTCTTGAACGGAGCGTCCCCCAGCCTGGTCAGCACGCTCTGGGCGATCATGTCCCGTAGTTCCTTCGCCGAGTACTCGCCGCCCCATCTCGTGTGATCCTTCATCTGTTTTAGGCAGGCGATCTGGTCCTCCGGCTGGAGCCCGCACAGCGCCAGGGCGTGCCCGATGTTCATCCCGCCGGCAGCGAATGTTTCCCTTGCCTCCGGCTCCAGGTCCAGCAGCCTGACCCTTCTCTGCACGTGCGAGACGGAGCAGCCGATCTCCCTCGCCGTCTCCTCCGCGTCCATGAGCTGCATGAGCTCCATAATTGCCACGGCCTCGTCCAGCGGATGGAGGTCCTCCCTCTGCACGTTCTCCACGATGCTCGCCGCCCTCGCCTCGTCGTCGCTCATTTGCATCACCGAGCAGGGCAGGTCCTTGAGCCCCACGATCTTGGCGGCCATGAACCGCCGGGCCCCGACCACTATCTCCCAGTCCTCCCCGTCGGGCCTCACCACGATGGGCTGCAGCACCCTGCCTACCGCCCTTATCGACGCGGCCAGATCCTCGAGCTTCTCCGGGCTGGCCCCTATCGTCCTCCTGTTGTTCCTGGCCGGGTGCAAGCGCTTTATCGGCAGCATCCTCACGTCCGGGCCCTCTTTCGTCAATCCTTTTTCTTTCATGCTCTCCTCCTGCTAAAATGGTATGTCGTCATCGAAGTCGTCCGCCCCCGGAGTTCCCACTGCCCCCGGAGCCCCTTCGCCGTTCTTGAAGGCGTCCTTCCCCGGAGGGGCCTGCTGCTCCTCCTGTCCGCCTTCCCGCTTTCCCTGGCCTCCGCCGTTCTGCTTCGACCCGAGGTCCAGCTCGTCGACCCTGATCTCGACCTTGCTCCTGGGCTGGCCGTCCTGCTCCCAGCGGTTCTGCGTCAGCCTCCCCTGGACGGTCACCTTCTTTCCCTTGGTCAGGTACGGCGAAACCCCCTCGGCCCTCCTGCCGAACATCACGCAGTTGAAAAAGTGCACCGTCTGGTCGTAGCCCTCCCCGTCCTGGGCCTTCCTGTACTCGTTCCACGCGATCGAAAAAGTGGCTATTGCCGTCCCCTTGGCCGAGTACTTCACCTCCGCGTCGCGGGTGAGGTTCCCGCAGATCGCAACCGTGTTTACCGCCATGGCTCTCTCCTCTCTTCCCTAAAACCGCGGGGGGCATTCGGGCCCCCCTGCTCCAGTCAAACGGCCTCCTCCGCCTGCTTCCCCTCGCCGTCCCCCTTCAGGCCTTCCTCCACGCAGTTGGGGCAGTGGATCTCCTGGTCTTCCGGGACGAACACGCCGTGGCATATCACGCAGCGCCGCGTCCCGTCCTCCAGCTCCAGCTGCAGCCCCTCAAGCTCCACCCGCACCGGCTCGTTCAGAAGGTCGAAAAGGGTCCCCACCAGGTCGCGGTCGGCCCGCGCCTCTATGGTCACCTCGACGACCTTTCCCTTGGCAACCTTCGGCCTCAGGGCCTTGAGCTCCCCCTCGAACTGTATCATGTTTCCCTCCTCGCGGCCCGAAGGCCGCATGATTTCATGTGCATGGGAAGCACCGCCTGGCACTCCGGGCAGTACCTCGCCATCCTTCTCTCCCCCAAGGACGGGCAAAAGAACAGGTGCCCCCCGGAGCACCCGCAGGACTCGCAGAATTTTTTCCGCCTCTTGCCCCTTTCGCTGCTCGGGCCCTTTCTTGCGTCCAGGGAGGACGGGTATATCATCCCGCAGGACGTGCATCTCTCCGGGTTGCCGCCACCCACGAACCACTCCCTGTGAAGGGAGCGGTGGCAGTACGGGCAGTGCGGGAAGCAGCTGCAGGCCGGCTCGAAGTAGTGGAACTTGGCGAAGCGGTTCTCCGCGTCCGTCTGCTTCCATTCCTTCCCGCACAGCGGGCACGGCCCCCCTTCCTTCTCCTTTCTCTTGATATCGACCAGCTCCTCGGAAACGCCGACCGCCCGGTCCGCCTCCATCTCCGTCTCGATCAGGTCCTCTATGTCCTCCCTGGAAATGAACTTTTTCTGGAGGAACTTTAGCATGACGTCCCTACCAGTCTGCACGGCCATGTATCTCCTCTCTCCTCATGTACTCCAGCATCCCGCCCAGGCAGCCGTGGAAAACGCCGTACTCGTAGCCCGCGTCGGCGGCGAAGTCCTGGGTCTTTCTGTGGTCCCCGTCGAAGAACACCTCCATGGCGACCCGGAGATACCTGTCGTCCCCGTGAACCCTCGCCAGGTCCTTCTTGAGAAGGCCGGTTTCCTTCGCCCCCCAGCCCGGGCTTTTCGTGTCCTTGAAGTGAGCCCGGAACAGCTCAAAGAAGTGATCTGTACAGTGTCTGAATCCCGGAATCATTCCCTTCTTTTCGGCCCCGGCCGAAGGTCGGGAACTCTTGTTAGATGGTTCTAGTTCATTGGGTATAGTTTGTGTCAAGCCAGTAGACGGGGGGAGGGGTGTTGGTTGGACTACCCCCCCCTCGGCAGGTAGACTATCCTCCCCCTTGCTATTATACCGGCCCGTCCTTGAAGCCTTGTAAACGAAGTAAAAATTGCTCGTGGTGGCTCCGTCGGCTTTGATCCTTTTCTGTTTGTCGATCCAGCCGGTACAGACAAGTATCTGGGTCGCGTCGATGACAGCCTGCCTTGAATACCTCGCGAGCCTCGCCAGCCTGGCTATGCTCGGAAAGGCTCCCCTGCCATGCTTGTCGGAGTGCCTGGCTATGGCCCAGTACACTGCCAGCTCCCGCCTGCCCAGCCGCTTGTCATCCTGCAGCTCGTCGGGAAGAATGGTGAAGTGGAAATCCGAACCCAGCCCGTCACCCTTTCGCGGCGACTCGTCCTCCTTTTTGACGGTTTTCTTTTCCTCGATCATGCTCTCCTCCTGTGCGCAAAAAAGGGAACCCCCCCGCGGCCCGGAAACCTGCTACGGAATTGAGCGCGGCGGGATGAGTTCCCTTACTTTTTTTGTTTGTTTTTCCGTAGCATTACAGCACATCATATCACAGATCGGAAATCGGGACAACCGCCCATAGATATCCCGGCCTGGGAAGCATCCCTGCCAGTGCCGTCTCCGGGTCCACCACCAGCTCGAAGTGCAGGTGCGGCCCCGTGGCGACTCCCGTGGATCCCACCAGGCCGATCGGCTCACCCGCCTCCACCCAGTCGCCTTCGCGGACGAACGTCTCGGACAGGTGGCCGTACAGCGAGGCCCGCAGCAGCACGCCGTCGTGTTCGATCGTTATGTAGCCGCCGAACGTCGGGTGCCCGCGGTAGTATCCGTCCGGAGGCGGCCAGTGCTCGGCGACCTTCCCGGCGAGGGTCGCCATGACCGGCTCCCCCTCCTCGCCCGCCAGGTCCGTGCCCTTGTGCAGGTCTTCCGTTCCGCCGCCCATGGGGTCCATGCGGTAGCCGCAGCCGGAGCTCACTCTGTAGCCGGCCAGCGGCGGGAAGAGAACCACGGCCTCCTCCTCGATCGCGACTTTTTTCCTTATGAAGTCCTGCAGCCCGGAGATCTCCCGCTCCTGGCGCTCTATGGTTTTCGCCTCCCTGCCGTGGAACCAAAACACGGCCCCCAGGCAGGCCACCAGCATCACGGCCAGCACCATCGCACAGGTTTCGTTTTTCATGCTTGCCCCCTTCACAAAAAATGCCGGGGGTTTCATCCCCCGGTAAGATTTTACAGCTCCGTCTGAAGGCGGTCTATCCTCTCCGCCTTCGTTTCCACGTGCTCGAACTTGCTCACCACCGAGCCGGCCCGCATCACGATGCAGTCCTCCCCGGGCCTCTCCCCTACGTGCTCGACGAGAATCTGGTAGCCGAACTTCTGGGACAGGTCCCGGACCACGGCGTAGCTCTCGTCGTCCAGCATGCTCCCCTCGCGGATGAACATGATCCGGAAGTCGGGCCGCAGCTCCATGCCTATGCGGGCGCTGATCCGCAGCTTCTCGGCGTCGGACTTCTGGCTGAACGGGATGTCGTCTATCAGGAGCCCCAGGTCGTCGCTGAACTCCGCGTTCTTGAACGGGAGCTCGGACTCCTCGATCATCCTGGCGCACTCGGTCCGGAGGGCCCCTATCTTCTTGGTCAGCTTCTCGCTCTCCAGGACCTTGCTCTTCTGCTCCTCCAGGGCCTCGGAGTACTCCTTGTACTTCTGCGCCTTCTCGTTCTGGCGCCCCGCGTCGTCTATCATGGCGTCGAGCTGCTCCGTGGGCCTCCGCTTCTCCGGAATCGGGAGGGCTTTCAGCTCCTCCTCCAGCTTCCCGAAAGTTTCCGTGAACTCCTCAAGCTCTTTTTCCAGGGCGGCGATCCTTCTTCGCACTTCCTTCGCGTCCTCGTTTACGTCGGACTTGTCGCGGGTCTTGTCGTCTATCTTCCGCTGCCTCCTGTCCTGCTCGGAGTTGAACTCCTCCACCTCCCTGCGCTCGCTGTTAATCGCTGTTATGTCGGTGAAATCGGCCGGTTCACAGACGAGCCTCTGCGCGGATCCCTGGGCCCGCTTGAGCTCACGGTTAACCAGGGTCCGCTCCTGGAACAGGTCGACCGCCTTCGCCTCCACCTTCGCGGTGTCGATCCCCGCCAGGCTTTTCACCACCTCGACCTGCTCCTTCGGATTCTTGCGGGCGAACGCCAACGGGTCCATGGTGAGCTCGCTCACCAGGTTGTCGAGGAACTCCTGCCCGAGCTTCTCGCCCTTCGTGTCCTGTATCACCAGGGAGCCCCCGGTCTCGATGGAACCGTCCTCCCGCGTTATCTTGGTGATGGACCGCTTGACCTCGATCTCCCTCTCGGCGCTGCCGATCAGGGCCTTCATAAGGGCCTTGTTCTCGCCCTTCTTGATGACCGCCCAGGCGTGCTTTCCCCCGAAGTGCTTCCGGCCTATCAGGGCGCCGAACAGCCCGTCCACGACCGTGGTCTTGGCCGCCCCGTTTTCCCCGTTAATCTCCACGAACTTCTTGTTCCGGAAGTCCACCTCCACGATCTCCACGTTGCGGAGGTTCTGGATTTTCAGGGCGAGGACGTGGTACCTTTTCTCCTCTTGCTTCTTTGCCATGTTGCTCTCCTCTCTTCTTTGCTCAGCCCCCGGCCTTCGCCGGAGTGGGGGAGATGACGAGCTCCCCCTTCTCGTTCATGTGTTCGTACACCTTGTCGCCTATTTCGAGGCCGTTGTAGACCAGGAATGTGGCAGGGACCGATACCTTCGCTCCCTCCTTTCCGGACCTCTGGATGGTGTACGGCTTTCCGCCCCTCAGCGGAATTGGCCTGGCTCTTTCTTTTTCCATTTCATCCTCCGGTGTACCCATTACGGTTCTATACAATTCTCGGTCCATGCCGTCCACTTTGTCGTTCATGTCACCCTCCTGTTTATCGACTTGTAGTAGACCTCGTTCAGCTTAATCGACTGCTGCATCCTGAGATCCTGCCCCCTCGCCCTCCAGCGCCGAACGGAGGCAAGGAACTGCCGCTCCCACGAGCTCAGCAGCTCCTCGCTCTCGCTGGCGATCCTGATTCTCTCGTCCCAGGACCTCCGGGTCTCCTCGCTGAGCGGCATCAGAACTCCGACAGCTGCACGTCCTCGAGGTAGGGATTGCCGCCGGTAAAGGCGCATTCCTTCGCCACGGGACAGTAGCCGCCCTTGCACTTGGCCCCGTCCCAGCACTCCTTGTCGGTGCACATGGGAGGCATGCCCCCGGCGGTAGCCTCTTCCGGGGTTAGCTCCTCTTTGTCCACGTGAAGCGACCGTTTGACGAGGTGCTCGAGCAGCTCCTTTCTCTTGCGGTCGAAGTACCCGTTCACCTTCTCGTCGTCCATGAACGGGACGTCCAGGTAATAGGTCTTTTGGTCCACCCCCCTGGTGCGGGCGATCTGCAAGCCCCCGTCCCTTACCACGACGAAGCACTTCATTCTCTTGACCTCGAGCCCCGCCTTCTCGGCGTACATCCGGTAGCGGTTCATCTGGAGCTCCAGGTCCTTGAGGTCTGCCCGGTCGGGATCCCTGCTGTACACGGCGTCCTTGCCCTTGCCCTCCTTGATGATTCCCAGGGCCTTGACCACCGCATAGGAGCCCCAGGTCTTGTAGTCGATGAGCGTGCCGTCCTCCTCGAGCATGTCCAGGGTCCCGGCGACGTCCTCGTCCGGGAACGCCCTCTCGGCCTCGTCCAGCGCCCCGGCGTGGTTTGCCAGGAGCACGTGCGCCGAGGAGCCGACCACCAGAAAGGCTCCGCCGTCCGGGTCCTCTGCGTAGTCGACCAGCATCCGGAGGTAGTTCTCCCTCGTCCCCCGGAGCAGCTGCGTGACGTGCAGCTTGGAGCCCGGCTTCTCCTCGAGCTTCCTCTCCCCGGCCACGGTCCGCAGGTACGCCCCCGGATACTTGAACGAGAGCGCCCCCCCCATGGCGTCCTTGACAGGGATCAGCTCCCCGCCAACCTTGAAGTGTGTTAATGGCATCTTCCAGCCCTCCTCTATATTTTTTTGCGGCGCCAGGGCCCCCTCGAGCCTGACACGGCCTCCAGAGCCGCTTTCTGCCTTTGTCGCATGTCCTCCATTTCAAAAAATGCCTCGTCCCAGTTCATCGCCCTCCAGGGCATCAGGTCCGGCTCGGTCACGACGTATATCTTCATCGCGGGCCCCCGTACTTTTCGATGGGCACCCAGATCGAGCGCGGCCGGCGCACGAAAAACGCCCATTCCTTCCGCCACATGTCGAAGGCCACTCTCTCGAACTGCTTCGGGGCGCCGAGCGTCCAGCCGTCGTTTCGCAAGAAAATAATGTCGGAGACGATGTTGTACTCGTATCTCGCGCGCTTGCTGCCGACGCCCAGTCCCTCCGCGTCCACTATAACCCGCATGGGCCAAAATCCCGGCTTCAATACCGGCATGTCCTTTGCGTCCATTTGCTTGCTCTCCTCTCGTTCAGGACCAGGTCGTGAGCACGCCCTTTTCCACGGCCTCGCCCATGGCTTTGACCAGGGCGAGCGTTTCTATCGCCCTGTTGAAAATATCCTTCTCCCCGCCATCCAGCCTGAAATAAAATGCCATCTTTTTACATATCTGGAAAATCACCGCACCTCTGCCCCCTTCTATCATGTACTTGACCAGGATCATACCTTGAGCTCCTCTTGCTTTTCCTCCGCCGGTTTCTCCAGAAGCTTCTTGTCCTCCCCGGCGAAAACCTTGCGGACGAGCTTCTCCGCCTTCCCCTGCAGGTCCTCCCGCCTGGGGACCGCCGGCGGCTTCGCCCCGACCAGCTTGTAGGCTCTTTCTATTATCCAGCCTATGTGCGGGTGGGCTTCTATCAAGGGCTCCCATCCCTGGCGGTGCGCGGCGGGTTCCCCCTCGGATCCCCCCATGTGGCAGCCGGTACACAGCCTGATGCGGTTGCGCGGGTCGGTGTTGGACCCCCCGGCCTCGTGCGTGACCACGTGGGCGAGCTGCCCCTCGCCAACCTCGAGGTGGACGAAACAGGCCTCGCAGTAGTTCACCCGCTCCGTATAGTCCCTGATGGTCTTGTACGCCGCGGGGTCGATCTTCTGCCTTCCCCTCCACCAGGCCCACTCCCGCCAGTACTTCCGTATCGCTATCGAGGAGTCGAAGCTGATCCCGGTCATGGGCGACAGCTCCCCGAAAATGCCCCCCACCATCTTGCTGAACTCGGTAGTGTCCATGCTGTGCGACCGCTTGGGGACGAGCGCGAACAAAATCCTGTGCTTGTGCTCCATCCACACGTTCCAGGCGGTCAGGTCGCCGGCCTCCCAGGAAACTACGCGGTGCACGTGGAAATCGGACGGCCCGATAATCTGCGTCGTTTCGCCGTTGCCGAGCCTGTCCGCCGTGTATAGGTGAGAGTGCTTTTCCTTTTCCTCTGTCATAGTTTCCCGCTGCAGCTTCGACCGGACTCTCGGCGCGTACCGGAGCAGGATCCCCTCGTGGTACTCCTCCTCGAACCCGAAGGCGCCCTCCTGCTCGTAGGCGTATATCCGCACCAGCGCCCAATAGAGCCGGTTTTGCCCGGAGGTCCGCCGTGGCTTCCAGAAACCGAAATTCCCCTCCATGACGGGATTGCCCCTTCTCCGTATCTCGTTAAACAGGGCCTTCGCCTCCTTGCTGCTGTCGGGCCGCACCTTGAACATTATCACGTCCCTCTTGCCGCTTTTCAGCGGATCGAGCAGTAGCGACGTCACCATCACTTCACCGCCTTTTCCAGGTCCTTGAGCCGACCCTCCAGCTTCCCCGGATCGTCCATGTCCTTGATGCAGTCGTTCCACAGCTCGTTGGCCTCCTCCTGGGACACGATCTTGTCCGCGATCATTTGCTTGATCCTGGCGAATATCTCGTTACCCAGGCCCCTGATGCGGCTCTCCTTGTCCTCCCCGGGCGTCTTGTCCGCGGCGCCGGACCTGCCGGCGAACCTTTCTTTCCGCTCGCCCTTCTTTTCCTGGAAGCTCCCGAACAGCTCCTTGATCATAATGTTGATGAACGGTATCCCCACCATCCCCTCCAGGCCCCTCTTGAGGCCCCTGGTCACGGATATGCTCAGGGCGTCGTGGAACTTCCTTTCCGTGCTTCCCCCCTTCTGCTTCTTGCTCTTCGCCTCCACCTCGCTGGTGGAGCACCCTCCGGACTCCGTTATGTAGTGCTCGGGCTTCTCCCACTCCCAGACCCTCACGTCGGAGGCTATGTTGACCACTTCCCCGGTCGTCACGTACTCGTGCCTCACCACTTCGTAGCCGAATCGCCCGACCTTGACGGCCTTGAGCGAGAAGTTGCGGGTAATCTCCACGTTGCCCTTGATTATGCAGAAGTCCACGTTGTGCTCGTCCTGCCTGAAGTCGAGGACCGGATTCCGGTCCACCACCCGCAGCAGCTTCTCGTACAGCTCGATTTCCTGGACGGACAGGATGTCCGCCCTGTCCCTTACGGTAAGCTCGTTTTCTCCCATGCTCTCCTCCTCGAAAGAAAAATCCCCTTATTATACACTATTTTTTTGTCCTTAGCAAGGCCTTGACAGGAAAACCCTCGGCGGATACTATTGCCGCATCGAGGGCTCTCCTCTCGAAAAAAAGGGATCTCGACCGCACCCTTCCCAGTCTGCGGCGAGACCCCTTCTATTTTTCAGTCCACCAGCTCGGCCCATTCCTTCGCGTCCCCGGTCAGAACCTTGAACCCGATCTTCTCCAGGTCGTACTGCCGGTTGCGGTCCTCGAGGCCCTTCGCCATGGCCGTGATGCTCTGGCCCAGACCGTAGCGGGAGAAATCCTTGTCCCTTGCCATGCCCGCGATCAGTTCCTCGCCGGCCTTCTCCGAAAGGTCGTACTTTTTCCCCACCCTCTCGACCGTCTTTACGGGGTCCTCGATCTCATCCCCCTTCGCCCTCCGCATCTTGTTCACGGTCTGCTGGAAACCGGCGTCGGTGATCGCGAAGGACACCACGTCGCGGGTCCGCAGGCGGAAGCTCTCCAGCTCGGCCCTGATGGTGTCGTCCCTGTAGATGTTGTAGTCCTCCTCCAGCTCGCCGACCTTCCGGCCGACGTGCACCTTCCGGAGGACGCTCGCCCCGATGGCGCCGTTCTCGCACCACAGCCGCCAGATCAGCTCCTCCACCTCGTAGGAGCCCGCGCCTACCTCGCTGTTGCGGAACGTCAGCCCGGCCTGAACCACGTCCCCCACGGACACCTGCTCCTGCACCTTCGGAAAGACCACCTGCAGGTACATGCGGGTGTCGGTCAGCGTCGAGCTCACGACTTTCACCTCGTGCTCCTGGAGCGCCGGCAGGATCGCCCGCATCATCAGCCCGTTGTCGAGCGGCTTGAACTTGTCGCTCACCACCGCCCTGGCCGTCCCCTCCAGGGTCCGCACCAGCCTTCTCTCGTCCGGCCTCTTCCGCAGCAAGGCGTTGACGTTCAGCGCCCGGAGCTCCTCGACAGAGCCGATCCTGTCATAGTAGGCCCTGGGGATCTTGAGGTACTCGGCCAGCTGCCCGTGGGCGTACTGGTTGAGCGGATAATCCCCCTCCCCGTCGATTGCCAGCGTCCTGTTGTCGCCGACCATCCTCATGCGACTGCCGGGCACGAGGAAATCGTCCTTCTGTTCCTCGAGCCTCTCCACCTCCGCCGCCAGGGCGGATATGCTCCCGAAGTTCCCGTTCATTTTGAGAACCCTCCTCTGTATATGGTATATTTCGGCGCAACGCGCCTATTTCGAGGGCGGGAATCGAGCCCGCCAGGGCCTCTTGGCCCCGCTTCCTGCCAAAAAAAGGGAGTCCGCTCAGGGGAAGCCTGGGGGCTTCCCTGAGCGATCCCTGAAAAACCCGGTATAGTTTGACCTTTACTGCCCTGAAAATGGCTCCTGGACCCCTTCACGTTCGTGTTTTTATCCGGTCATGAGGTCGGTTCGGATCCACACCGTGATGTCGGTGTATTTCTGCCCGCACTGGCCGCAGGCCCGGTTTTCCTCTTCCTTCTCCAGCTTTTCTATGTCGGACGTCGAGCCGTAGAGTCCGCTGACCATCATTTTCGCGTCCTCCGGGTACATTTCCAACGCCCGCGTCAGATCCCTCACGGTTCTGATCATGACTTCTCCTCGCCGCCAGTTCCCTGGCAGCCGGCGCAGGTCCTCGGATACCCCGGCGGGTCCGGCGCCTCTTCGTCCCCGTCCGGTATCATGTCGTACATTATCTCGCCGCATTCCTGGCAGAGCGTCCCCTCAAACACCATGTCCGCAATCTCCCCCATCTTCGCCTCTCTCGTCCATGCTTTCGTAGATTTCCAGAAGGTCCTGAATGTCCGCCAGGGCCAACCGCAGCCCCTTCTCGCAGCCCCCCAGCCCGAAGTCCTTCCCGAACAGCTCGTCGGCCCTCGCCGCCGTCAGCCGGACAAGCTCGGCCTGCCCGGAGACGGCGGTTGCGAGGTCCCTCAGCCTTTCCCGCGTTCTCACCTCACCTGCTCCGCTATGCACTCGGCGGCGAACAGGGAGACGGACTTGTCGGCCTTCTTGGCTGCCTTCCGCAGGAGCCCCAGGTCCACGGGGTCGATCGCCACGGAAATCTTGGCCTTGGCGATCTTCGGTTTCGCCTTCGCGGCTTTCGGCTCCGCCTTCTTTGCCTTCGCCTTGGGCTTCGCCTTCGGGTTTTCCTTCGGCGTCCTCAGCGTTCCGTCCTCCAGGATGTCGAAAGCGCCCTTGATCACCTCCGGCAGCCCCTCGGCCGGATTCTTTACTGTCCCGATCGCTCCCAGCTCGTCGCGGGCCGAAATCGATCCCTTGAAACCGCGAACCTCCGCACTCTTCTCTTTGACACTTTCCATAGTAGTGCCCTCCTCTAAAATTGGGTTGAGCGGAGGGGGAGGAACCGTCCTCCCCCCGGCGGGGATTCTCCGCCGCCTCCCTTGCCCCATTTTACCAGCCCCACTTGAACATCTTGAGCTCGAAGGTTTTCCTGTCTTTCCGCCTCTTTTCGACCAGCTCCCGGCTCTCGCAGTTTAAGTCCGTTTTTTCCCGCCGATGCTTCCTCTCCTCCTCGCTGTGCGGCACCTCGTAGGCTCGGCACTGGCCCTGCCAGCACTGGCCGCAGCCCTCGCAGACGGAATCCGGCACGTTTCTGAGCTTGTGTTGAATCATCTTGTCCTCCTCCCAGCAGCCTACTTCGCCAGGTTCTCCCGGAGGAACTTGACCTCCTCGTCGGTCAGCGCAACTCCGGCTGCGGCCTTCGCAGTCACGACCTCGGCCATGGAGAACTCCTTGAGCGTATTCCTGATGATGCTTTCCATAAAATCGAACTGGTCAGTTCCCGAAAGTGCCGCGGGCGGCTCCCGCACCACCACGAATGCTCTTGCCATCCTCTCGCGGAACTCGGCCGCAGCCTTCTGGAAGGCCATGTTCACGGTGAGCGCCTCGTCCACCTTGTCCCGGAGCACCTTGATCTCCAGCTCCAGCTCCCCGACTTGCTTTCCCTTTTCCATCGCCTTCTCCACGTCCGTTTCGTGGAAGATCGGGAAATCGTCCTTGATGTTCTGCACCATCAATTCCACCTCGTCCTCGTTGAATTGTTCGTGGAAGTACGTGTCGCCCGCCCCCAGCTTCTCGATCGCCAGCATCTCCAGGGCTTTGTCCCAGTCCTCGAGCTCCATTTTCGCCAGCGCCTTTGTCAGATCCTCGTGATGTTTTTTTACCATGTCGGTCTCCTCTCGCGTTTTACGCCCGCCGGCGGATTTTCTGGAGAAGGCGGGAATCGAACCCGCCGCAGTCTGCTTGCAAAGCAATCTCGCCACCTTGGAACATGCTCCCCCAGTGTTTCCCTTCCCATGCCTCCCGAACTCGGCCCTCTCCTTTCCCGGGCCCCGTCCGGCGTTCTCGGCTTCCCCTTCCTCTTTCCCCCCGGCTCCTGATACAAGGTTTCCTCCCGCATGGTCTCAGCCTTTCGGCGTTCCCTGTATCCCTTCCCCGGTGCTTGTCAAATATCCTCTAATAACTATACCATAATAGGGGAAAAATATCCTATCTGTCAACCGCATGGGGGTGAAAAAAGTGTGATTTTTTGCCTTTTTTTTCGAAAAATGACTTAACGAATGGATGGTCGATTCGCCGCAGTTTCGGCCGCTCAGCGGAAGGCCAGGGCCCCCAAGACAATGCCCAGCACGAAGGCGGCCGGGATCCCCAGCTTCGCCACCAGGCCGAGGATCCGGCTACGGCTCTCCGCCGTCTCCGCTGCCATCTTGAAGGGCTTCACGGTACTCTCGAAACTCTCGGAGAGCTCGCTCACTTTCTGCTCTGATTTCGCCAGCAAGGACGAGAGCTCTGCCGCCTGCTGCTCCGCCCTCTTTGATCTCCCGACTGAGCTCTCGAGCTCTTGCCTCAGCCCGGATAGCTCGCTCCTCAGCCCCGCGAGCTCGGTCCGCAGTTCGCTCGCGCGCCTCTCGCTCCTCTCGAAGCTGCCCTGCCAGGCCAGCAGCTCTTTCTCCAGCGTCGCGGATTTCCTCGTCAAGGAGATCAATCTCAGTTCTATGCTGTTCAGCCGCTCGTTCTCCGTCAGCGAGAAGATCGGCGATGGCAGCAGAAGCAAAATGCCGCATGCCAAAATAGAAAATGGCCGCCCCAAATAATAGACCAATCGCGAAAGCCAACAAGATCCATTTAGCACGCATTTATCCTTCCACCCACATTCTTCCGCTTAAAACATTATAAATACTTGATAAATTGATATTCAAATAACGCGCAATCTCATTTGCGCTCATACCTTGATTTCCAAGAGTTCTTATTTCCTGTGCCTTTTCTATACTCAATTTGATACCTTTGCGATTTCGATTATTTTCTATAGGCAAAGCCCATCGACAATTAGCCGGCTCATAATTACCATTATTATAGATTCGGTCTATTCCGTGTTTAGAACTAGGTAGACTTCCCATATCCCGATAGAAAGCTGTAAATGAATTTTTCCATTCCTCGCAAACAGTAATACCGCGGCCCCCATAGTACCGATACATGTTGTTTTTAGGATTATTGCATCTTTGGCGCATGCCCTTCCAGGTCTTATATACCCTGGTGCCTACCATTTCATGTTGCTCTGATTTGATTCGCAATCTACCAGATACCCCCGGATCGCCATATTTCCGCCAACGGAAATAATGCATGTCGCACATTCCGCGCCTCGCGCCTTCCCGTTCGCATCCAGCCACGATACATATTTTTCTGTCTTTCTTTCTTTCATAATATTTTTTCAATCTATTTGGTTTCCCTGGGTTACCATGGCTCAGCCATCGGCGATAGTGCATACCACACATCCCGCGACATCTAATCTTTTTCTCACATCCAATCACGCTACATACTTTTTCCATCATTTGTTTTCCTTTACAGCTTTTTCGATGAGCTGATTAAGCAAAACATTCATGGATACATCTTTTTCTACTGCAAGATGCCGTAGTTTTTTGTGGACATCATCCGGCACATTCCGAATCATTATAGTTTTCATGCTGACAGTATAATTAAAGCTTACTATGCTGTCAAGTATCCTTTTCCTCAGCCTCCCCCGTTCTCGTACCTCTTCTGGATCCCCTTCACGCCGATGCCGACGGCCGCAAGGGCGGTGCCCGATATCACGGCCTGGGCCATCGAGCAGGCCAGGCCCCCGATCGCCACGGCCGCGCCCAGGCAAAAACACGCGAAGGCCAGCAGCCTGACCATGCTCAGGTTGCCCTTGTCGTCCCGAAAAAATCCGTCTCGGTTCATTCCAGCATCCTCCCCACCTTCCTCTTGAACTCTGTGAACTCCTCCGGGTGCGCGACGTACCACGGCGGGCAGTCCTTTTTCACTATGTTGTTGTGCATCAGGATGTCTTTCTCCGGGTCCAGGCCGAACTCTGCACACCAGATCGCGCACAGCCCCATGGCGTACCGGACGGTTTTCTCGCGGAACCACCCCCTCCAGTCGGGATGGCAGAGCTCTATTCCCAGCACGTAGTGATTCGGGTATCTCTCGCCGAAGCGGAACACCTTGTAGGCGGTGTACTCGAACCCGCCCTTGCCGACGTGGAAGGCCACCTCGTCGGACGGCACGGCGAGCACTATGTCCCGGTCGTCTACGATCGCATGCGCGGAGCCGTACTTTTTCAGGCCTTTGAGGGTCTCGAAGTAGTCCCGGTTGAACATGGCGTCCGTTCTCGGATTCGCAACCCAGTGGATGGCTATGGCCTCCGGACTGAACAGGGCCTTTCGCCCGGGCCGCGAGAACTTGTTCGGAGTCAGGTATTTTTCTATGATCATCGCCTGCCGCCTCTCAAAGAAAAATTATCAGCAGCGCCCCCGCCGCCATGAATATCGTCGAGATGATGCCCACGGTGAGCATGAGCTCGCCCCTGGTGACGGAGCGCGCCTGGGCTTTCCACAGCTGTCGTATGTCCTCGAGTACCCCGCCGCCGTTGCCCATGACGCCCTTGAGCCACTCCATGGTCCCGTATGTCTTGACCAGCAGCTCGCGGTCGGAGAGCTTCTGCGCCTCCTTGTTGGCCTCCTCGAGGAACTCCTTGATCGACAGTTCCCGTGTCTCTTCCGGTTTCGTCCGGCCGTCTTTTTTTCTCATGCCTGCTACGGGATTATCGTCCCGTTGTTTACCAGCGAGCCGTTCACCGTCAGGGTATGGCCGTTCTTGTCCAGCGTCGTGCCGGCGTCCAGCGTAAAGTCGTTGACCGACCAGTCGTCCTGCATCTCCACCCAGGTGTTGTTTACCTGCAGGTGCACGTCGGGGTCCTCCGTGTTGGCGGCGGAGGTGATCAGCTGCGGATCGCCCGATCCGGTGGCGCCGTCGAAAATCCACACGCCGCCGTTCACCGTGTCGATCGTGGTGTGCGCGGATGCCACCAGGGTGACGTCCGCCCGGACGCGCAGTTCTCCGGCCCCCTGGTTCCCGTCGCAGACGATTGTCAGGCCGTAGGTCGAGACTCCCGCGATGTCTCCCTTGCAGATAATCTCTCCGTTGATCTGGACGGTTAGTTGTCCTGTGCCGGAGTTGCCGTACATTGAGTTGACACCAGCCAGGTCGAAGGTAAGGGTTGCTCCTTTTGCCACCCGGAAAAATCCTTCGGACGATGTAGCAACCGTTAACAGCTTGCCGAACGTGCAGGTCGCCGGAACCAGAATGCAGTTTTTGGTTCCGAACTCAAGATCCACCTGGACGGTCGCGTCCTCCATGTCGCTGTCCGACCACAGGGGGACGAATCGCGGGATCGTGATGGCGGCGAGGCTTCCGCGGAGCCGGATTATTGGCGGAGTTCCGCCTTTTATAGTGCCGCCGGTCTTGATCCATCCGCCGGCGTAGGTGTCCATAGTCACTCCTCCGGAGTCAAGAATCCCCCCGTCCTGCCGGAAGCCGTAGTTCGTGCTGTTGAACTGGATGTACACTTCGTGAGCCATGTCGGCGGGGATGTGGGCTATTTCCGCGCTGTTTTGAGACGGCGTGTGCCCCTCCACCCAGTCGGCCGCAGTAAACCAGACCTTGTTTGCCCCCGTTTCGATAGACAGCAGAACGGGCATCTGCTTCGTCAAATATGCAAGAAAGCCCCTGTTTTTGAACGTTGAATTGTAATCGGTAGTATCGAATGTCCCTGCGCCCAGCCTTTCGATAGTCACTTCGGACCACTCGAAGTCGGTGTCCTCAGTGTAAATCCACAGCTCGAAGTCGGTCGACCCGAAGGGAATCATGTGCTTCACGGCGTCTATGTCGTCATGGTTGATCATTCCGCCAAGGGGCGTGAATCCGTCCGGGGACCCCTCCACGACAAGGCTCACGGAGGGGTCGGCGTCCATGTCCCAGGTGGAAAGCTTTTGCATCTTCTTGACCAGACCGTCCTGCCCGGCCATTTTCGAGCGCAGGTAGACGGTAATGGACCCGGTGTTGATATGGGAGAAATGATAAACGCATCGGTGGGTCGGATTGCCGGAAGAGTACCAGCCGTTCTTGGCCGCGTCCCAGGTCGGCGGGAGGATGCTCATGTAAAAGGCGGGGGAGCCGGAGTCGTCCCGCACGTAGACGTAGCCGTGCATGACGTTGGAACCGGCCAGGGTGTAGCCCCCCACGGTGAACTCGAACATATCCTCGTCCGGGGATGCGAAAGCGGGGGCGTTGAGTATCGCGCCGTCCGCTTCGACCGAGCCGGCCAGCTTTTTCCCGTAAAGATCGTCGTTTCGCCCGGTTTTCGCGATTGACTCCCTTTCGGACGTCAGCTCGTTCAAGCCCTTGAAGGCGTTCCTGACCACCTGGTGTAGTTTTTCGGTGGTGATGCTGGCGTTCAGGTAATGCCGCGTCAGCACGGAGCTGTTCGCGACGCCGGAAAGGTCGATCAGGAGGTTGAGTATCCGCTGGACCGCGTACCTCACCGTCGAGGTAGCGGTCAGCCCGGCCGCCGCGCCGCCGGTCGGCGCGTGGGTGATCGCCTGGCCGAGGGGCATCAGGTCCCCGTCCGCCTCGTCGGCCCCCGCGCCCCAGTCGATCATGTAGCCCTTGAGGTTCAGCGTTGGGTTGGCCTGCGTGATGGTGAAGGCCCCCCCGGGCGTCCCGGTGAAGGTGGCGAGCAGCACGTCGTAGGCGGTGTTGGCCGTCGGATTCACGATGATGGAGAAGCCCGCGGACTGCTCGTAGTAGTAGGAGCCGGCCTTCTTGGCCCTGGCCCTCGAGTCCCCGTCCACCTCGGCGTAGCGCAGCTTGACGTAGTTCACCGTCGAGCCGTCCAGGGTCGCGCCCGAAACCGCCATGTTCGTCTGCTGCGTGCTCTCGGCCCTGAGAATTATGTCCTCCTGGATCACGGCCGGCGGGATCACCGAAAACGCGT